CCAGCAACTTCTCGAAAGCGGGACGGTATCTGAAGACCAGATCGAACGGTCGTGGGACGCGACCGGCGATAAGCGCACGCGGCCGGATCATATGGCGATGGAAGGCCAGAAGGTAATCGGTCTGTCGGCGCCATTCGTCGCTCCTGACGGTTCTCGGATGATGTTCCCCGGCGACACCTCGCTTGGAGCGCCGGCAAAGCAGACCATCAGATGCCGTTGCTTTGAACGGATCAGGATAAGGTACATCAGGTAATGGTGAAGCAAACCCTCTCTGCATCGGTCCGGCAGTTCGCCAACATGACCAAGATGCAGATGCGGGACGTGTTTGCCGAGTCCGTGCAGGATGTTGTTGACGCTGCGCAGCTTCCCCGCGCCAAGGGCGGAAGGATACCGGTCGACACCGGAAACCTTCGGAACAGTCTGGCCAGCGGGTTGAATGGCACCATCGGCGCCCCAGATGCCAGCAGTTACGTTGTCACGCTCAGTCAGATGGAAATAGGCGATATCGCGCAGTTCGCGTGGACGGCTCCCTATGCCCGAAGGATCGAGCTTGGGTTCTCCGGGACCGACAGCTTGGGCAGAACGTACGAACAGTCTGGCGCGCACTTCCTGGGCTCGGCTGTGGCGCAGTGGCCGCAGTTCGTGACGGCCAACGCAGCAAGGCTGAAAAAATGAACCAGACGAATATCGAGTTGACCCTCGCAACTGATTTTGTTGCGGCCGCGGGGACGTGGAAGGTCGCAATTCCGAACGTCTCTTTCGATGGGACAAAGCCCTATCTCAGGTTCGAGATTGTGCGTGTGTCCAGTCGAGACGACACCCTCGAAGGGCAAGCGACCATCAACAAAGGCCGGATCGTCGCGACCGTTGTCACCGAGCAGGGCAAGAAGAGCAAAGACGGAAACATGAAGGCCGATGAGATAGCGGTTCACTACCCTATGGGACGGCGCATACCGATAATCGACGGTGAGATAGTCATCATCGCGCCGCCGAACATTCAAGAGGGCTTCCCTCAAGACGCGGATTGGCGAACGCCAGTCATCATCGACTACGAAGCTTCCTAACTCTGAAAGGATAAGGGCATGTCTACTTCTGACATCGGCCACCAGTTGTTCTTCAAAGCTGGTGCGCCAGCGACTTTTGACGAAGCTGGCTATGAGGCGCTGTTCACCACGGGCGCAATCAAGGTCAACGGCATCCAGTCCATCGGCCCGGTCGGCGGCACGAACGCCATCATCGACGTGCCGGATCTGGAAAGCGGCTGGATCATGGGCGCCAAGGGTGCCAAGACCGGATCTGCTACCGCTATCTCCATGCGCGAGATCAAAGGCGATGCAGGCCAGGCGGCTGTGAAGGCGGCGGCCAAGGAAGGCCCGCATAACCTCTATTCGTTCAAGATCGTGGAGCCTGGCGCCAGCGGCGATGTCGAATACATCACGGGCATTTGCCACGACTGGCAGCGCAACGAGCGTTCCACGACCAGTTATGCCGGGTACACGTTCAGCATCCGTGCGAACTATGACAGCGTTGTCGCAGAGGCTCCCTGATGGATTTCACACAGTTCGATAGCCGCAAGGCATCTGAGAAGCCCCGCGCGCTTCACCTGAAGCACCCCGGCACTGGCAAGCTGCTCTATGACGAGGACGACAAGGCGAAGCCCTGCCGGGTTCTTGTTCTCGGCATCGAAGGGGCAACAGGCCAGACGTCCATCCTCGAAAGCCAGCGCGCCCGCATGAAGGAAGATCGATCGGCCGGCGAGCCTGTAACGGTTGAATCCATCCATGCCAATCTCGTGAAGGACTTCGCGCCCCTAGTCGTCGGCTTCGAGAATATCAGCCGCGGCAACAAGGCAGCGAAAGCGCCTGATGACGTTGAGTGGTTCCTGAACCTGCAGGTGGTCAACGGGAACCGGGCGCAGAAATCCTTTGTCGAGCAGGTGAGGGACTTCGCCACCGATCGGGCGGCTATCCTGGGAAACGAGAGCGCCAGCTAGTCTTAGCTGCCCAGCAACTCGGCTGGCTGGCGTCCACGATCACCAATGAGAAGATGAGCCGGGGGCAAAAGTACCTCGTCTCAGGCGTTATTCCGCCGATGCCTGAACTGGAGGCCGGCGATTATCTTCTTGATGCCCTCAAGGAACTCGGCCCGATCCGCTCGAATGGAATGGGTCTTGGAACACCGGACTGGCAAGAGCTGGTGGCCTTCGCGTCAGCAAATGACCTTGCACTCCAGCCTTGGGAGTTTCGACTGATACGAAAGATGGCTTCGGCTTACTTGTCTGGTTTCAACTCGGGCAAAGAGCCTTTGAGCATTCCGCCGATGGAACGCGAAACTGACCGGTGAAAAGGCGGCTCCGGCCGCCTCAACTGTTTTAGGAGACGCAAATTGCCAATAGCAAAAGAGATTTGGATAGAACAGATCAGGCCTACGGAAGAGGCTTCGATTGTGGCGTCATTCGATCTTTATGAGCAGGCGCAAGGCGATCCGGCAGGAGTTGGTAAGCCTTTCGCTATGCCCGTCCAGGGTATCGGCGAAGTCTGGTTTCAGTTCGTCTGCTGCCTCAAAGGCCAAGCCATTTACTCAGCGAGGCTACCAGATCCGGAAGCTGATCAAGCCCAGAGTCCAGAGCCTTCTCAGCTAATTTACCGAGAACTTCTGCGGGGGCCTCTTTGATCTTGGCTATCAACGAGGCTTTGACCGTATCGTTTGCTCCGGATTCCTTCACCTTTTGAATGAGGAGGGCCTTGATGGTTTCCTCGTGAAGCTTAACGGTCACAACGCCAAGGATGGCGGATAGCCCGCCATCATCTGTGATAAAATCAATGCCCTTCGCCGTGATCTGTGGATTGATGACGTGCACCTCGCCATCCATAAATGTTTGCCACTTCGCGGTAATCAGTCCATGTTCGCACAGGTAGTAAAGGTTGTACTTAACCTGCCTTTCATCCCTGTCTTTGAAAGAACTCCGCATATCTGCAGGTTTCGGATATATCTCCGAAAGCTCACGCAAAATCTGCCGTTGAAAGTCACGATCAAGCAACTCCATGCATTACTCCTTTAGCTAGGCGCTAGAAAAGGAGCATGGATGCAATCGGGAGTCGAGTCTTAGTCTAGAAGGCCGTTAGCAATACACCACTTTCGGTTACGCTCTTCTCGTTCTGTAAGGTTCGGGCCGAACGGCTCCTTACAGCGTTCACGCATGATCTGTTCGTCTTTGATTTGCAGTGCTTGAAAACTTTGTTCAGCCTTTTGCCGCTCGGTAAGCGGCTCTTGGCTGATAAGGGCCCAGGCGCCGATGGCGGTCAAAATAGCAGCGCCGCCTAAACCTGCGGCTACCATCCTCATCTTTGTATTCATACTCTCCTCCGGTGCGGCTCAAATTCTGCCCACAAGACAGGTAAAACCGAATGGCTGATTTCGCAACGCTAGTCCTTGCCGCGGATTCCCGTAGCCTTAAGGCTGGCGAAAGGGATCTCGATAGCATCGGGTCGACGGCTGAACGCGCGGAACGCCGCGTGAACAAGGCCACCGACAATATGGTCAAGGGCTTTACTGCTGTGGGTAGGCAGTCAACGTTTGCCGGCCAGCAGATGCGGATGACGTCCATGCAGTTGAGCCAAGTCGCACAGCAGGCTTCTATGACCGGCGATTGGCTGCAAGCTATCGCAATTCAACTTCCTGATTTGGCTTTGGCCCTCGGGCCGGTTGGCATTCTTGCTGGCGCTGCGGCGGGTGCCCTCCTGCCGTTGGTTGCGAATCTAGCGATGACTCAGGAAGAGTCCGCCGATCTTGCTGAAAAAATTAAGGCTCTTGAAGTCGCTACGCAAGCCTACGAAGAGGCGGTCTCGAATGCCTCATTGTCAGCCAAGGATCTGGTTGACCGGTTTGGAGAGCAGGCAGAGGGTGCACAACGCGCATATCAAGCTCTTCGGCAGCTTCGTGAACTTGAATATGGGGACAAGCTACGCCAGGCCAGTGATGCTATCCAATCCAGTCTGCAGGACATTGAGGCGTCTGTGGATCGCTTCCAGACGGCAACACTGAATTTCCTTCCACGAGAGGCCATCATGGCTGCCCAGCAGGAAACTCAGTACCTTGCTCGTGAATTTGGGCTAACAGCAATTCAAGCTCATGAGATCACCAATGCCCTGAACGAACTTGAAAGAGCCAATGGTCCGCGCGAGGTGGCAGACGCAGCTTTGAACCTTTCGAACACGCTTAAGGATGCGGCAGATGAGGGCGCAAAGCTCCCCCCATCTCTTCGAGATGTCCAGAAAGAGGCATTGAGGACCTATCTTGAAGCTTCCCGTTTTGAAAAACTGCTAGGCACTGCCAACGACACTGCCGCTACCTTGGCCGGGACGATGGGTTCAGTCGCCAACGAGGCAAACAGGGCAGCAAATAACATCGCGGCGGCTATCGATGCCCAACGCACTAAGGCCGTTATCGACCAGCTCGGGCCGCTCAATACCCTGAATGCTTTCGAGCGGACTCCTTTCCAAGATGAAATGCAGCTGCAGAACGAGCGGGCAGAGAATACGAAGAGCCAGTATCAGCTTAATGCCGAGCGTGAGGCTCGCAGAGGAAGCCGATCTAGAAGCGCCGCCATCAGTCGTGCAGAGCGCGAGCGGCAAGCCGTCTCGGACCTCATTGACGAACTGAAGGAAGAACTGAGCCTCGTCGGCGCCACAGAGACCGCCAAGCGATCGGCAGCAGCCATTCGACAGGCTGGTGCCGCGGCGACTGATCAGGAGAGGGAAGCGATTGCCAGCCTCATCACCCAGATCGACGCCGAGCAAGAAGCCCGTGATCGACAGATCGACACCATGGATGAATACAAGGATAGCGTCGGGAGCGTTCTCGATGACGTTCGCTCGGCTATGGACGACGGCAAAATCACTTGGGACGAGTGGGCCGATATTGCTCTTAACGCGCTCGATAAGGTGATCAGCCGCATTCAGGACGATCTGCTGGACGCGATGTTTAGCGTGAACAAAGCCTCCAGCGGGGGCGGCGGTGGTGGGTTCCTGAGCAGTCTGTTCGGCGGATTGTTCGGTGGTGGCACTGGCGGATTTGCGAAGCTACCATCGGTCGGTCCTGTTCCTATCGCTCGCCCCAGCTTCGATGGTGGCGGTTACACGGGCTCAGGCTCGCGTAGCGGTGGTCTCGATGGGAAGGGCGGCTTCTGGGCGATGATGCACCCGGATGAAACTGTAATTGACCACACCAAAGGTCAGTCAGCGTCCAGTCAAACTGGTGGCACGTCTGAAGTGCTGGTTAACCTTTCACCAGAGCTTGTGGGTCAAATCCTCGAACAAGCGCAGGGCCAGACGGTCAAGATCGTGGGCCAGAACAACAAAAACCAGCGCAACCTCTATCAGAACGGACAGGCGCAAGATGGCTGATCCTATTTTGCTTCCGGTTATTCCTTGGAGCCAAGTCGATTTCACGCCCGTAAGCCCCGTTTCCGCCAACAGGATGGAGGGCAGACGGACGGAAGTTCAAGCATTCGGGACGCCTTACTGGACAGCGAAGTTTTCCACCGGAACTCTTCTGCCAGCCCAATCGGGTTTGTTTGACGCGTTCATGATGAAGGCCGACGCCAGAGGTACGACGTTTCTGGGATATGACGTATGGCGGCCCCGGCCAATTGCCATGGATACGGGCGCACCTCTATCCGGCACAAAGGCTGGAGGCGGTGCGTTCAATGGTCAGGTCTTCTTTCAGTCGGTAAGCGCAAACACCCTTTATCTCGGCGGTCTACCGGCGGGATTCGTATTCTCTCCCGGCGATTACATTGAGGTTCGGAAAACCGTTCTCATCAGATCGTTGCATCGCATTGTTGAGCCTGCGGTAGCCGATGCAAACGGCTTCGTTGCCGTTCAGATCATGTATGCGCTCGACACCCAGAACTTCCCATCAACGTGCACTGGCCACCTCGAAAAGCCGGCGTGTTTGATGATGATCGATCCCGGCAGTGCGCAGGCTCCAAAGTCGCTGGGAAGCCGAGAAACGTCATTCACCGCAACTGAGGTGTTCCACTCATGAGCCTTGATCCCGTCGTCGCAGCGCAGATCGAGAAGGGCAGGATTGCCCGCCTTGACCTGATCCGCTTCGATCTTCCCGGCAAGACGGTGGGTTATCATCGGGGCGGCCGATCCTATACCTATAACGGCCTCGTCTATCTGCCGAACCGATTTCTCGACATCGGCAGCATGACGTCTGCTGTCGGTACTGCGGTGACCACCCGCACCATCACGTTTTCGGATATCCCGGTGACTGACCCAGACGATGCGGTCGCGCGGATCGAGGAGTTCGACTACCAGAACTCACCGGTCATCATCGCCCATCTTTGCGGCGTACCCAACACGAACGAGGTCTTGGGTATCCTCGCGTCGTCTATCTATGAGATCGACCAGGTGCGTTACAACAAGGGTGCTGTATCGGGTTCTGAGCGCACGCTGACGATGGAAATTGATCTGCAGCCGCCGGGACGCTCGGCGCGCGGCTCCACGGGCGTCAAGCGCTCGATAGCAGAACAGCAGTTCGACAACAGCCCGACAGACACTGGCCTAGAATATGTGGCCACAAACGCCAGCATTCCTGAGGAATGGGGCCAGAGGCAGGGCTGATAGCCAAACATCGGAGAACATCCATGAACCGCAGATCGTTTCTCGCGGCGCTTTGTGCTGCCTCGATTCTTCCGGCGGCCAAACTGATAGCTGACAATCAGGAGGTTATGCCATTCCCGTTCAAGAAGGGGCCACTCATTTGTCAATTCACTGAGTGCGGCGCGCTTTCCGATCTTTCGGCGAAACTCGGCAACGTCGACATCTCGAATGCTTACATTGGCACGCTGGTCGTCAGCCAGTCAAATATCGAGATGGGCTGACCAAATGAACCGATTCCGAATTGTTGAAGCTACGCTCACCGCGGAGCTTGCGAAGCCGTATGCCTATGGCACAGCCGATTGCTTCTTCTTAGGCTGCGCGATGATCGACGCGCTCACTGGTGCTGAGACGGCAAAGAAGTATCTCGGCTCCTACAAGACCCTTGCAGGCGCTCAGAGAGCGCTCAGGAAGCGCAAGCACAAGTCGCTGGTGACATTCTTCGAGGCCGAACTGGATCAAGCTCCCAAGGGTGCTGCTGAAGCAAGGCTGGGTGATCTGGTCATTCTCCGGCTCGCGGATGGCGCCGAACACGTCGGTATTTGCCTCGGTCTTCGATTTGTCACGAAAACACCTGCTGGCCGTGAGGACTACGGCCTCGGGGACGTCGTCGCCGCTTTTCACATCGGATAATCACCAATGATTTTTACAGCTATCGGCACGCTGCTTGCGGGCACGGCGACGATATCGTTATTCGGTGCGACTGTCTCCCTCGCATCGGTCATTGGTGGCGCGCTGGCCTTCGGCACTAGTCTCGCATTCAGTTACCTCAAGCGCCCGAAGAAGCGCACCTACACGGCTGTCCAAGGTGAGACGCAATACGGCGGCGATATCGATGTTCAGGCGCTCTACGGCCACGGCAAGACCAAAGGCCAGCGCACCTATTATGCGAAGTGGGGGCAGGGCAACAAATACAACGCCGAGGTTTTCGTGCTGGCCAACGGCTGGTGCGATGGCCTTTTCGATTACTGCTTCGTCTACGGTGAGCGCCGCGCGCTGATCCAGGTTGGCAACATCGGCGGCGAAGCTGCACATTATCGTGTCGACGGGTTCAGCGACAAGATATCGATCCGGTTCTACGATGGACGTCCCGGCCAGCCGGTTGACGCCAAGCTGGTTGCGGACACGGCGGCTCTCGGCAACACGTGGAAGAGCACGAGCGTCAATGCTGGCCAGTGCTATGTGATTGTCGAGCGACTTTATGACAGCGCGCTATTCGAGAAGGGCAAGCCCGATTTCGAGTTCGTCATGCGTGGTCTGCGCGAGTATGACCCCCGCAAGGATTCGACGGTTGCCGGCGGCTCCGGCCCACAGCGCATCAATGATCCCGCGACGTGGGTGTTCACGCGCAATCCTGCCGTCCATCGCCTGAACTATCAGCTCGGCCTTCGAGCATTGAACTCTGGCCGCACGCTTATTGGTGAGGGCAAGTCGCTCGGGCAACTGGATCTGGCAACTTACTTCGTCGCCATGAACGTGTGCGACACCATCAAAGCCGGCAAGCCGACATATGAATGCGGCCTCTGGGTAACAGGCGCTGACGATCATACGGAAATCCTCAAGGAGTTTGAGGACGCGATGGCTGGCTACGGCCTCAATCGTCGTGGCCTGTCTGGCGTGATCGCAGGTGCGCCGCAAATTCCGGTTCTGGAAATCACCAAGGATGATCTCGATACCGGCCGGTCGAGCGAATACCAGTTCAAGAAGTCGGCTTTCGAGCGCTATAACCATATCTCTGGTCAGTTCCTTTCGATTGTGGACCTCTGGAACCCGCAGAGCCTGAAGCCAGTATATTCGAATGCAGACGTGGCCGCCGATGGGCGCAACAGGCAGACGAGCAATGACTTCCTCCAGGTCACAGATCCTGATATTGCGCAGTACCTTCTGACGATCCGATATCGTCAGAACCGCATGGGCGGCACGGCCACTTTGCCTGTCAGTCTTCGCGTTGGCCTGAAGGTTCAGGAAGGCGAGTGGATCGTCTGGAATGGCCGTACATGGATGATCTCCGAGTGGCTGTGCGATGAGAGCTTCAACATCACGCTGAGGCTTTCCGAGACCAGCGCCGATATCTACGATGACGGCGGCATTGATCCGGGCCCGGTGGTTATTCCACCGACGCCGCCGATCAATCCTTCTATCCTGACGACCGTGCAAGACTTTGCGGTCGAAACGGGCATGATTGAGGGCGCGGAAGGCTTCCAAACGCCGGTTCTCCGGTTCTCCTGGGACCCGCCGCAAGACCCGTCTATCATCGAGGTTATCCTTGAATATCGGATCAGCGGCCAGACGACGATCTATACCGATGTCTGCAAAGACCCGGAGACCGTGAATGAGTTTGGGCGGGTTGAGTATCAGACCTCGAAGGATGTGATCTCGGGTGTTTTCTATAACGCCCGCGCCACAATCCGCACGGTCCCTGACCGGTTCAAAACCTACACGCCGTGGGTAACATCGGCCAATGTCACCGGCAATCAGACGGTGTTCGCAGAGGTTGATCTGTCGAACATCGAAGATGCCCTTGGCTGGCTCCGCAACAGCACAAGAACGGCGCAGGACGCCATTGACGGCCTCATTGCGGGCATGATGGAACTTTCCGTTGTCGCCTACAAGGATACCCGCAATCTCGCCAGAGAACTGTCTGTAGAGCTTGGTGCGGCCCGTGCTGAATATCGCGAGGATATCCAGCTTGCCGTGAACGAGACGATGGCTGTCGCCGGCAAGGTCGAAACACTGACGGCTGCGCTCGGCGGCAACACGGCGTCGATCAATATCGCCTGGGCTGCGGTTGCTGCCCCATCTGGTTATGCTGCTCGATATGGCATCACCGCGGCTGTCAATGACGAGCAGTATCGCTCTGCTTCATTCCTCATGGATGTGCCGTCGAACCCGGCCAGCCCGACGCGCATCATTCTGAAGGCGCAGCAGGTCATTATCGGGAATGATGACGCATCGATCCTCCGTAACCCGTTCACATATCAGGGCAACGTTCTTTATCTGGACGACGTCAGGGTCAACCAGCTATCAGCGCTGTCGGGTGTTCTCGGTAACGTCGATATTTCGAGTGCTTACATCGGCACACTGACTGTGGGAACGTCGAACATCTCACCTGGAGCGATCACCGTAGCGGCCGTGGTGAACGGCGAAAGCTTCACTGTTACCCATGGCGACGGCGCTCCCAATGTACTCCTTATTTGGAAAACCAGAGGGACCATGAGCACAACGGTAGACCCGCCAGGATTGGCCACCGCTACCATGAGGCTCCTGGAGAACGGAAACGTCATCGATGTTGCACACAGTTCGTCGGTTCAGAGTGGCGCTACGGCCTATCTAAACTCGAGTGTCAACTTCCGCCCTCCCTCTGGCCGCACGCAGACGACGTTCAGCATGGATAGCATTGCTGGCCCATCGGGTGCGCTAACAAGCGGTAGTCGCGTTTCCGAAATAACGGCGTTGGTCTTTAAGCGCTAACCTCAAAATGGGTGTAAAATGACAACTGGAAACCAGATGCAGGTTGACGCTTCGTTCATCCTGCAAGAGGCGGAAGTGCGCGAAGCCTTCTTGGTGAATCGCACGCTTCTGCTCTCCCATCAGCTTCTCATGCAGAAGCAGGAAAACAAGATCCTTCTCGACAAGATCAACGGCCTTGAAGCCGATTTACGCCTCGCGCGTGGCGAGGGCGATCCCGTCGATAGCGTTAACGGAGCATCCGATAATGGCTAACACCACATGGTACGGCGACGGCACGGCAACTGTCGCTGTCGGCTCTCGCACTGTGACCGGCACGGATACCGGCTGGCTGACGGAAGTTGCCGGGCTGACGCCGATCAAGGCGGGTGACAAGTACGGCATTCACGTTGGGCGCCCGATCGTCATCGAGCAGATCATCAGCGATACGGAGCTGTTGCTTGCCGATGATTGGCCCGGTCCTGCCCAGACTGATGCTCCGTACAAGATCGAGCTGACGAACCCAACCATCGTTGCCGTCGAAACCATGCGGCGGTTGATGCTCAGCCTGAGTGGCGGCAATCTGTCCAGCATCGCTGAAACCTCTGTTGGTACTGATGACCTGCTAATTGGCATCGGTCCCGGCGTCTTCAGCACGATCAACAAGGCGGCTCTCGTCCAAGGCGTGCAGTATGATGCGTGGGCGGCGAACCTCGCAGATCGTGCGGCCTTCGACGGACAGCCGGCAGGGTATTCAGTTCTGGTTGTTAACGTAGGTGACGGACGAGCCGCACTCTACATCAAGATATCTTCTACGGCTGGAGACTGGAGCGCACCGTCTTATATCACAGGCCCTGTCGGTCCCGCTGGCGTCAACCAGCGCGGCAACTACAGCGCGGGCACGGCCTACGCGATCCGCGATATCGTGCAGTTTGGTGGGTCAACGTGGATCGCCAAGGTAGCGACGACCGGCAACGCGCCACCGACACTCCCGACGACCGAGAACACACAGTGGCTTCTGTTTGCTCGCTCCGGCACTCCCGGTGTTGTGGATCGCGGCACTTACAGCGGCGCGACTGCCTACGAGACAAATGACATCGTTCTCAACAACGGCTCGACGTGGATCGCGCTTCAGCCTACCACGGGCAATGCGCCGCCTGTTTTGCCGACCGAGAGTAATGCCTACTGGCGGCTGCTGGCCCGCAAGGGAACTGATGGCTCGGGTACGGGTGATGTAACCGGCGCTGCGTCTTCGGTCGACGGGCAGTTTGCAGCGGCCAATGGCACTTCCGGTAAAAGCCTCAAGTTCCTAACGACGGCGCAGGCGCGGCAAGCGATTGGCGGTTGGGAGCCGATTGGAAACCCGGTAAGCCTGATCGGCGTAGGGCAGGCGATATGGACTGATCTTTCGCCGTTCGTCTCCCTCATGCTGTCCGTTGAGGGGCGAGCTAATACAGGGGCGACGTCAGGGATATTGCTGGCGCAAGTCAGTACGGATAATGGAGCCAGTTGGGCGGCGGGTGCGAGCGATTACCCATACTTCTCGCTGTCTCAAGAGGATACGTCCGTAAACGGGCAGGCAACTTTGTCTAACCCGTATATGGTTCTAAGCCGCGAGAGTTTAGCGGTCGCAAGTCTATTCATGCTCACATTCAGAATCGGGAATTTCAACAAGGCTTCTGCTTCGATGTTCGAGAGCAAGGCTGCATACGCACGCCTTTCTGGTTCGAACAGGCAAGACCTGAATTCCGGTTACTTCGGCGGAGCAGCAGTGAAGAACGCATTCAGGTTTGCCTGTTCCGGAGGCGCATTCGTCACTGGATCGGCGGAACTTTTTGGCATTAGGGGTTGATCATGAAGAAAGTCGTGAATGGCGAAATGATAGAAATGACGCAGGATGAGATCGATGAACTGCGATCACTTGTAACGCCTGCTTCCCCAACAATTACCGACTATGAGGACGCCGTCCAAGATATGATTGATGCAACGGCGAGGGAGAGAAGCTACAGAAGTGGCGACTCTCTTGCCTCTTTTGCCCTGTCAACAAATGGCAAATGGGCCGCGGAAGCGCAGGCCTTCATCGCGTGGCGAGATAATGTCTGGCGGTATGTTTTCAGCGAGAGAGAAAAGTTCCTCTCAGGTCAGCGACCCCAGCCAACTATCGAGGGGTTCCTATCGGAAATAGCCAGAATCGCGTGGCCTGTTTCATTGTAACTAACGCCGCCCAGTCACCCGCGCCGGGGCTCATCAGACCATGCTTGAACATAGGCCGCCTGACAAAGTTTCTGCAGTGGCTTCTCGATGTAAATGAATGAGACGTGAGATAGCGCGACCATCGCGACCACCCACACGATGAGGGTGATACCGCTTTCAAATATGGACGTGCCGATCCCGAAATAAGAAAGTCCGATCAGGATCGCCACTTGGATAGGGAAATGCCATAGGTACGACGAATACGTTGTGTCGCCGAACCACTTGAGTGGCTTAAGCCGAGCTTGCACTGACGGGCTGAAATCCAGCCATCCAACCAGCAGGACAATTGGCGGGAAAAGGAAAAACTGGACGTTAAAGAACGGCATATGCGGTAGCTTGCCAGCGCCAACGTAGTAAGTGAACGTTGCCAAGCTCAATATCGCAGGCGCGAAGAGGACAATCGGACTGTCTCTGAATTTTACGAGCCAGTAATAGAGGATGCAGCCTGAGAAGAAGAAGAATGCGCAGATATGGAAATTGTTTATCGGAGACTGCTCATTCAGGAGCAGAGACATCGAAACAACGATGAACGCCGACGTCAGCAGTCCAAATGCAAAGATGCGGCGGGCCAGGAGGAAGAAGACAGCGTAGATCGCCAATTCCACCGAGACTGACCAGATCGGGCCGTTGAAGTTGACAGCCTCCGTGAAGCCCCATCCGGCAATGAAGAAGAGGTGCCGCACGAAGTCGGTCCCCGAGTTGCCGGCGACCATCGTGTAATGCCCCAAGAGATTGAAGCTGACCATCTGTAACAGGCCAATCGTAATCAGCGTGATGAAATGAAGCGGGTAGAGGCGCGCGAAACGCGCGGCGATGAAATCTGAGGCTTTCACGCTTTTCCCGCTATACACATGCGAGAACACGAACCCGGAAATAACCCAGAAGCCCCCAACTGCCCAATATCCATATTCGTAAAATGGCATGAGAAGCCAGTAGAGCGGCTGGTCTGTGCGGACGAATGCGGGATTGTTGTTGAAGAAGTGGTTGTAATGCCAGACGAGAATTACGACCGCTGCGAAGGATCGCAGGACATCCATTCCGTAAAAGTGGCGCACTTTCGCGACCGCCGCGTAGTCGGCGGCAGATAGCGGGCGCAGCAAAGAATAATCGGCAGCTAACCCACGCGGCTTTTGAAAATCCACAGCCTCAACGGACATCGACACCCCCTCCGCATCTGAGTTTATTCGAAAAATCAGATGCAACTGCTAATGTCAATTATTTTGCTTTGCTAATGCAATGCTAAGGCGAGAATTTCCGCCTTTACGCGGCCGGTAGCGTAACCCGGCACCAATAACCCACAATCAGGAGAAGCCTCATGTTGAAGGCTGATGTCGCGCGCTCGATTGAGCGAGTTGCGAGCGTGCACGGTATTGACCCGGCGGCGCTGAAGGCTGTTGTCGAGGTCGAGAGCGACGGCGTTGTCTTTGCCGATATCGACGGCAAGGAAATGCCAGTGATCCGCTTCGAAGGCCATTACTTCGACCGGCTGGTGACTGCGTCTCGTCGGGAGGAAACTCGGCGGCTCGGTCTTGCGTCTCCGACTGTCGGCGGCGTGAAGAACCCGGCCTCGCAGAAAGACCGCTGGCAGCTTCTTGGGCGAGCGATGATGATCGACAAGCAGGCCGCACTGGAAAGCACGTCCTTTGGCGTTGGGCAGGTCATGGGGAGCCACTGGAAGGCTCTCGGGTATCCGTCGGTTATCGATCTGTTTGAAGCTGCTCGCAGCGGTGTTGAGGGCCAGGTCGACCTGATGGTTCGGTTCATCAAGGCGAACAACCTTCTGGGCGCTCTGAACCGGAAGGATTGGGCAGGGTTCGCCCGCGGCTATAATGGCCCTGCCTACAAGAAGAACGCCTACGACACGAAGATGGCCGCCGCCTATGAGCGCTATTCGAGGAAAGGACCGGCCGCATCTGGTGCGACGGGTATGCTCCGTATTGGCTCCAAGGGGGCAGGGGTTCGGGAAATCCAGGTGCTGCTTACGCGCGCCGGCTATCCGGTTACAGCCGATGGTGACTTTGGACCGGCGACGGATCGCATTCTCCGACGGTTTCAAGATGAGAACGGGCTTGCCGCCGACGGTGTGGCCGGTCCGCAGACCATGCGTAAGCTGAAAGAGTTTCAGGTCTCGCCGGATGAAAAGCCCGGCAATCTTGGGATCGCTCAGGTTCCAGAGGTCAAGAACGCCGCTCGCAACTTCGGCCCTCTCGCTTTGGTCACCGCAGCCCGTGATCAGATCGCGGAACTCGCCACCTATGTCACCGGCATCAACTCGGATCTGGCGAACACCATCGCGAACGGGATGCTGGCCGTCTCTGGAGCCATTGGCCTCGGCCTTACGATCTGGGGCGTCTACGGCTGGTGGAAGAGCAAGCAGACGGTGGAACAGGCATGATCACAGACAAGATCAGTTTCGCCGTAGGAGCGGCTGCAGGCGCGATTGTGGCCTGTCTGCTGTTCACCACCATCAACGCAGTCTGGTGGCTTCCCAGAGCCAAGGAAGAGGCTCGCATCATCGAGCGTGCGGAACTCGACGCCGCAACCAACAAGGCAATCGGAGAACTCAGGAATGAAGCTGACAAGGCTCGCGTCAATCGTCGCCTGTGCCGTGAGCGTGGCGGCGTGTACCTCAACGCAACAGGTCGCTGCCAGTAAGGAACGGCTAAACCAGTCCGCGAGGTCGATCTTCGGAACGTCTCTGGTGGGCTCTCGTGGAGCGTCTCCCAAGGATCAGGATGCAATTGACGAAACGGTTGCCGGTATTTGCGGCGCCAAGGTGTGGACCGTTGGCGAGTGCGCGCGCCATGATGAATTGACGAGGGCTCGGTAATGACGGGATTGAGCTTGATGACCGGCCTGTCTCTCGTTGGGTCGGGCATGTCGGGGAAGCGTGCCAACGCATTCAGCCCATTCAAAACGAAGCTTGAGGCCGGTCAAGACGTTAATATCTTCGTCAATGGAGACAGCACTGCATGGGCTGATTTTAGCCCTTACTTTCTGTTCCCTAAGATGCTGGGCGACAAGTACAACGCTACCGTCGTTATGCGCCGCTGGGCCGAATATGACGGTGTGGCCGGCACATGGACCGGCCCGAAGGATTATGCTGCCCCCGTAACGCTGCGGTCGGGCACATCCCAGACCATCAACGTGTATCTCGCGGCGATCCCTGAAAAGGTTGCTGGCACGATTTTCGACGGCACCCGCAAGGCCAATGCCATAGACGCCATTCCGACGCCGGATGTTTGCATTACTCATCACGGCCACAACATGTTCTCGTATCCCACCATTGCGGGGTCTACCGGTATTGGCTTCTATTCCAACGGGATCGGCAAATGGCTCGGCCCCATCGGCATGCAGGAGCTGCAATGGCCAGGCGTACCGCAGGTAATCACCGCGCAGAACCCGAAGAAGGACTACAGCGATAATTACAAAACGTACTATGCGGCCAAGTATGCCGCGCAAGTGCATGGCGGTATAACTTTCGTTGACACCTACATGCCGTTTATCCTGCGGGATAACGCTTCAAATCTGTTCCGCGGCGGCGATAATGTCCACCCAAGCGATGCAGAGGCAAATTATGCCGGTGCGCAGTTGCAAGCCGACACCATCATGTCATCGTTCAATGCTGCTGCGCTGAAACCTTTTTCAACTCCGGTCTGGCCGCTGCAATCCGGGGCGAACCTGATCGACAACGGCGATTTCTCCAACTGGTCTGGAGCGCTGCCGGTGGGCTGGACGACTAACGGCACTGGGCTAACCGTAACCAAAGAGACCACTATCAAGTACGGCGCATCGGCTTACTCATGCAGAATCGCCCCCGGCACGGGCGTCTCCGGTCAAACCTCGTATTTGCAGAAATACCTGTCCAGCACTGAAATGGCGCGCATCGCCGGCAAGACCGTTTGCTTTGCCGCCCTCTGCTATTCGGTAAGGCCGCAGGTAAACCCCGCCACTTACTTCTCTGTCAAAAACGCTTTCGGCAATGTCCGCGATTATGTCACGGGGGCCGTCATTGACTGCCAGGACGGCTGGATGTGGTACATTTCAGTCGGCATACCGATCGTCAACGATCCTAACGAGGCGTGGCGATACCTTCGCCTTATCCCGTCGCAGCAGGTTCCAAACCCCGCGACCAGTGATCCTCTTATCGTCCAGCGGGTGCTTATCACGGAAGGGTTGCCTCCTAGGGGCGTGATTGCGTGATAACGACAAACCTCTGTATTCGTTTTTGTCTATAATTATATCGCCAATACTTTAGGAGATTTGATTATGGATAGACCAACGCTACGGGCGATCGAAGATCACCTGATTGCTGCTCTTCGGTTGGCTGAAAAGGCAGACATCGGACTGGTAATATACTTGATAAATGTGATCCTGATGGACGTACGGGATAGGATATCAGGCAAGATAAAAGAAAACTAACCGGACCATATTCATCGACGCATCGCCCTCGACCTATGGCCGGGGGCTTTTCTTTACTCGCATGCAGGCTGGGATAATGGCAGGAAACCAAGAGATGAGCAGCAACGGCTTCGATCCGATGGCCCAATATGCCCGATTATCCGAGCGGGTAGAGAACCAGGGCAAGGACATTGTCGATCTCCGGTCGAACATGAACACCGGGTTCCAGACGATCAACACCAGCATTTCGCAGTTATCGAATGAGCTTCGGAACTCAAGCAAGACGCAGTGGCCGGTGATCTGGGCTGCCGCCGGCGTTTGCTTTACCGTTCTCGCCACCGGCGGTGCATTCTTCTACAACAGCCTCAGCAAGGGGCAGGATCGGCTTGACCTGATCGTGGCGAAAAATGCCGAGACATCACAGACGGCAATCACCGCTGTTGTCGACAAGATGGTCACGCAGAAGGAAATGGAGTGGCGCACTGCTCGCGGCGCAGAGGACAGAGCCAGAATGGAAACCTCCATTAAAGAGGTCCGCGAAGCGCTTCAGAAGCAGATAGATGAGCAAAAGGCCAACTCCGCATCGGTCTACACGCCCCGTGATATTCTTCTGGATAATCGGGAGAGAATTGACCGGTTGGAGCGTCAACGGCTGTCACCGGGGGGCTGACGTGTCTTTGAACATATCCCAATAAGGATAATGTTCAGCGCACCACCAGTGCGGCTTTTCCACCTTTGACTTGCTGTAGCCAAGGCCGCCCCAAACCTTGCAGCCTGGATGCTCGCAATAGTGCTCCTCGATCACCCCGTCGCCGGCCTTATTGGTCTGGTCGCTCATATCAAGTCTCCTGATCCGATCTCTGCACCACGCGGATCCCATGCCGAATCCTGATAATCCGGTTGGTGGTGCGCTTTAGAACATCATAGGCCGCCAGCGCCACCGAAACATTGTTGGCTCCAGCCAGCCGGTTATACCGGCAACCGTCGTCATCGACCTCTTCCAGCGAATAATTGAACTGGTCGTCAAAGAACGGCGTCTCGTCTGGCAAAGGCAGATTGGCCAGATAATCCTCTGTCCCCACCTCACAGAAGAATCGGCTCTCCGGGCCATAGACCCATGCCGCGGTCTTGCGATCCTCTATCTTCCCTCGCGCCTGATAACACACCTGCCACCGTCCGCCGGCGCAGACCAGCATTTCACCGCTGATGGGCTTTCTCGATATTGGAAGCTGTATTCTGATTCTTGGCGGGTACTTTTCACGCACGGGCTTTCCCTCCGGTGACAGAGTTTCGTTTTCCCTTGATATCTTGATGCGCGCCGCCCAGCGCTGGTGCTGATTATGGGATAGGCGGGGAGGGAGTCAACAAAAAGAGAACGCTATCGGAACTCTCTATTCCCTCACCTCTATTCTGGTGAGGGGTTGATGCAATATTTGATTGGAAAATCAAAGGCTTAAAAAGTGAGTGGCGACCCCTGCAGAACTGGCAGTTTTGCCGCAATATATATGTATTTCAGATATTTAGACAAAAGGTGAGGGGAGTTTCGTGACGATTGATTTCGTTATCGAATTTTAGCCACTCCCCTCACCATAGTCTCTCGAAACCGAGAGCTTTTCCGCAGCAGCCTGCGCCAGCCTTCGCTTGTCCGCACCCTTCGTGTAAAGTGCAGCCATGGCATCCGAGTTCCATCCGAACAGCGCCTTCAGCTCTGCATTACTTCCCCCAGCTTCTGCCAGCTTTTGAGCTACCTGCTTGCGTATGCCATGCGCTCTACCCGACACGCCAGCGGCTGTGCACGCTTCCCCAAACCAGTTCCCGAATGATGCTGCGCTTTTGAACGGTCGACCCTGTTTTGGCGTCACAATATACGCCAGATGGCCGGATTTTACGCTCTGAAGCGTTGCCGAAAGAATAGGGTGAAGCGGGATAAACAAATCTTCCCCGTTCTTCGTCGCCTTAATCTCGATCACGTCGTTCCTGATATGCTGCGGGCCAAGCCGATAAGCATCCGATCGCCGGAGGCCAGTGAACAGCATGATCTCGAGCGCGAGCCGCTCCTGCGTGCCTGCCTCGTGCTTACGGTAAAACGCAATGACGTCTTCCTCCGTCCAGGGCGTAAAGCCGGAGGATTTGACCTTTGGCCGCTTCACGTCCTTGACGGGGTTGCTCTTGGCATATCCGGCGTCAACGGCCCACTCGAAGAGATATCCCATAACCTTCATGAAATTGATTGCCGCGTGAGGCGTGTCTGCTCGTCGGTCGCGGCCAGCGGCGATGGTGGCTCTGGTGATTGCCGAGATCAGCATCTTCCCGCCGTTCTCGCATGCCTTCTTCATGATGTTGCGGCGGTTTGCCTGCGTGGACGGCTTCAGGCCGCGGAAGGCGGCGCTCTGTTGGTATTTATCGACCAGCCATTGCAGCGTGTGTTTGCCCGCTGGCTGCTGCGCTATTGTCTCGCCAGCTATCAGGGATTTCCAAGCTTTCACAAACTCGTCGGAGCCGTATTCACCCGGCAGGCGCGTTCTTTGCCCATCACCAATGCGAAAATACCAGACGACCTTTCCGTGCCTGGTAATCTGTCGCTGAACATATTGGTATCTTGGCTTCGGCATAACCTCCATCAGAGATACCCCGAAGCGCTTTCTTCAAAGTCCTTTTCTGAATAACCCCCACTATCCCCGTTAATCACAACCGATCCATCAGGCTCGACGCGGATAGACTTGACTTCCACGCCGGCCTTCTTCACGGCGCGAATAGCTCGCGACACGGAATCCTCAGTGAAGGCAACGGCACGTCTTCCCATTATCCCTCGCTCCTTTCAAGCGCCGCTCGGCCGGCAGACAAAGCAGCATTGATCGCTTCCACAAAGGCAGGTCCGGGACCAAGTTTGCCGCCGTGGCGCTTATGCCAAGTGGCCCAAGCAGCGGCGATCATCTCGGGGCTGGCTCTTTCCATCACCGCTCCTCCGATTGCAGGGCGCGGAGGCAGTGCGATAGGGCCAACAATGCATCCACCTCAGAAACCAATTGAGCCGCACGCGTATAGTCTTTGACGTTCCGCAGCTCGTCTGCTTCTTTCCTTGCCATACCGGCGTGGTGGTCTGCCAAGATAGCAGCCTCCTCCAGCGCCTTCGCCCTTGCCTCCTTCTCTCGCTTTCCTGCTTCGGATAGGAGTTGGCGGGAACGTTCGCGCTCGGTAAGAATGGCGCGGGCGACAAACATGTGCCAGCGATTGTCGTTGTTCCAACGGAATTCAGACACGCATTCGTTTGCAGCCTGCATGATGTCGTCGGGGATATCAGTCATTGCCGCCCTCCTGCTTTGCGGGTGCTGCGGGCAGAGGCATCCAGTGGGTTGGTGGATTTTCCCGATACCATCGGATTCCCAAAGACCGCTCATGAGGTCCACCCCAATACGGCTTAGGATTTCTCGCGAACCTGTCATTCTTAAAGTAGCCGGTGCTTATTGAGGCCCAGTGCTTTTCATCGGCGCGGAAAAGCATAATTATGCTTTCATCCTTCGGCGCTGTCTCAATCGGCCTCCACCCCGCCACGTCCTGCACCTGTGCGGAGAGCGCGGAGCGAATGCGTGACCGGCACGAAGCCACGTCTTTTGCATCGGCGATACGCCGGATTTGCTCGTCCGATAGATTTTCAATCGCAACCGATATCGTTGGCGGAGTGGTGTATAGAGGCTGGATGGCGCAACCCGTATTGCTCTGGTACTCTCGCGCTGACCGTTCGCTGTGGTCCAATATCCAGCCGCCCGCAAAATCTTTGCACCGCCATGCAACTGGTCCCGCTTCCTTCACTGCCACGGATGGCGCGGGAGGGGCTGCGTACAGCGGTTCGATCCAGATTTCGTACTCGCTCATGTCATCGTCGGATATCGATGGCTTATGCTTGAAATAACGTCCATCGGGATTGTCTTTATCGTGAATAAGGTAGCCTCGCGGCTCCGCAGCGGACAGGGCGGCTTCGAGGGCGGCGCGGATTGCAGGCTCGATCCAGCCCTCAAGCTGAAAACCTTCTGCGCCTGTGTCCTTCGCGTAAGCTTCAATGGCCCGCTTCATCATCTCATCAGTTACCATGGTGTTCGCCTCCTGTGCTGGCGAGGGCGGTGCGGGCGCGTCGGAAGTCTGCGTGCGTCAGGTAAATCCAGCCGACGCCTAGATCATCAGGCAGAGGGTTGCCGTGGTTGTCCTTGTCGAAATGGTCGCCCATGTATTCGGCGAAAGGCTTCAATGCCTCTTCAAGAGACTTCACGCGCTCCTCAATCTGTCGGCGGGAATATACGGGCTTGGACAGCGCCAATTCTGTCTCGAGGCGCATGATTTCGCCCTTGGCTGCGTCGACGTATTCCCGGACGGGCTTGGAGCCACGCCAGTTTCCCGGCTCTCCTTTGCCCCCGCTGATGATCTGGTATATTTCGGCAACCGTGGAGTTGGCGCTGCGCGCCTCCATAGCGTGCGTCTGCGCTTGGAGCTTCAAATCCGATGTCAGGGTGAGCAAGCGGTCATTCTCGCTCTCTAAGGCGCCGATGCGCTCAGTGAGCGCCACGATTACGTCTGCGACCTTCTTTTCCTCGTCATATGTCATGGCGTATCCTCGCGATAGAACGTGACGGGCCGGTAGACGACGGCCTTTTTGGGCTTTTCGGATTTTTGGAACCCCGGCGATTTGATCTTGCCCGCCGGACGGATGACGCCAGACGCCTTATCGCGCTGCCGGTTCGACTTAGCGATCTGCTTCACATCGTTCTTCGTCTTGAAGCGATGGCACTGGACGCAAATCGCCAAGCAATTCTCCAGGCTGTTATCGCCGCCCAAAGCATCCGGCACGGCGTGGTCGTACTGGACGCCGAGTGATAGGCTGCAATTACAACGCTGGCCTTCCTCGAAGCCGTAGCGGGTGCCTGTGGCCTCGCAGCGAATGCCGGAACGCTGCAATGCTTCCTGCTTGGTCTTGCGGGTAAACTCGGTCCGGCTCATGACACCACCTGCAAAGTAGCTGCCATCACGAAAAAGATCGCCGTTAAGCTGGCAACAAACCTGCCGTGAAATTTGGTGACTTGGCCACGTTTATCCATCTCGGCCATCGTGCCAAACATAGCCGCGAAGCAAAGAGAGATGGCGTACAGGACGATTGATATTGCACTGACCATCACCTCTGCCCTCCCAGCGCGCGTGTCATCATGTCCCGCTTGCGGCGCTCCAGATCGCGTACTCGTCCTGTCTTTCCGTGGGATTGCTTTGCCTGTCGGATCTCGGCGTCGATCTCTGTTTGCCAGTTGTATTCACGGGCAAGGTTCTGTCTCGACTTCCAAGTGAGCCAGTGGTGGATGGCGCGGCGGATAAAGCGGTTCATGGTTTTTCTCCTTTGCCTGCCGCTGCGGCTTTGAAGAAGTTCAGCACGTCCTTCGGCTTTTCAAAGCTGATGCCTGTCTCGACAAGCCGCGTGGTCGAGTCCTGGCCGAACGGAGCCCATCGGCCATTTGCAAGCTCAATAGCAAAGCCGATTATTCCTCCGTCATCGTTGACGATGGCCTTCGAGTGGCGATCCGCTGCGCGCATCTTCATGCCGCACCTGTCTTTTCACACGCCGCTGGCGCCGTCCACTTCGTGTAGGCCATTGCCGCCACAGTGCCGGGCCAGACCATTATGGCCATGTAGAGATTGCGATCATCGGTTCGCCTGCCGCTTCGCGCTTCTGCCGCAGCAGTGATGCCAATGCCGATGGTGACGTAGAAGAGGCCGAAGATGACGTGTCTCATTCGACGGCCCCCAAGATTTTCGACACCTCACAGCCAAGACCTTCCGCATGGAACTCGGCGGCGGATTCCAGACTGGTCTGGTTGTTGGCAATAGCGCGGATGGACATGCTGATCGATCGCGCCTTCTCCTTGCCGGCGGGCGACAGGTGCTTGATCTCAGCCTCAGCCCAGCCGCTTTCGATCTCTTTCAGAACAGACGGCGACACGCTGGTATTGGCAGCCATCGGCAGCATCTCGCGAGCGAACCGGATCAGCACGTCGCGCTCTGGATCGGTAGAGGCCGGAGCGTCGGAGGGGGATTCCGCTCCGGCCTCATCTACTGGCGTCATGCCAGCGTTATCCGACGACGGGGCAGGGAGTTCATCGTCGGAATTGGTGTTGGGCAGTATCTCTCCCGTGAGAGCGTCGTGGTCCTCGTCGGCGGTGATAGAGGCCGTGAATCCTTCGCGCTCGTCACTCGGCTGCTGTGTGGCTTCCCGCGATACTGCAAGCCGTTCAGACAGTGATGGCTTCGGCGTTATGTCACGCGCCGCTCGGGATCGGGTCGTATCTTCCATGTCGACCATCTCGTCATCGGTATAGACGCCGAGCATGGTGGCTGGTTCATAGATGCGGCACCAGTCGCGAGTTCCGCGGTAGATGAGCATGCGGGGGAAATTCTTTGGTGACCAAGGCGAATTGGTGCCGGTTGTCTTCCACTCGCCTACGGACCCGTCGAAGAGACGAACGCCGGGGATGCGAATGCCTGGCTTCAGAAACGAGACGAGCGGGCCGGTGCTGTCACCAACGGTGAATTCTTCATTGAAAGGCCTGTCGCTCATGTAGATGCGGGTATCGTCACCAGAGCCGGTAATGTGGTGATGGAGGTTCATGCCGAGCTTGGCTTGGAGAACGGCGGCGACCAACTTCCCTTCGTAGCAGAGCTTTCCATGAACAACAGAAACGCACTGCGCGACCGCGAAAGGATCGAGCCCCCAGCGAACGGCTTGGTTCACAACCAGAAAGCAGTTCGAAATGATCGTGTCGTAGGGAAGAAGCTTCTTATCGTTCGCCTTGCCTTCCATGTAGAGGCTTTCCGGCATCAGCGTGGACCGCGCCATAACAGTCGCTACGCGCTGCATGTGCTCGAAACGAGAGGTATCAAACAGAGGAACAGCGTCGATCACCTCAATGCGCTCACGGACTGCGGTAGGCTGTTTCTGGTCAATGATGGCATTCATGGTTATGCGGCCTCCTGCTCATCTGACGGAGGAGGAACATCGCCCTCGATGCCGTTCAGGAATCTGGTGATTTTGCTCTTTTGGAAAGGGAGCATGGTGATCTTGCGCTCGCCGCCTTGGAACGGTTCGCGTCCGGGCCAATGGCCATCATCGAGGCACTTGCGGATCGTGCGCAGCGCCCAGCGGATCATCGCCTCGCCGTGGTCAAGCTCGCTCGGGATCTCCTCGCCGCCGGGAAGAAGGATCGACTGATCGTTCATCTCGACATGCGCCGTGTCGGGAATGTCGTCGTTCAGGACATAGACGAGCACGAAGGTTTCGAATGGGATTTTCAGGAGCCGGCAGACCATGCGTGTCATCGCCGCCTGCAGGTAATATCCCGCGTCGAAAATCTGGCGCTGCATGAAGTCTTCATCCAGACTGCCAATCGTTTTCAGGTCGGCAAACACGCCATCGGCGTTCGGCATCGCGTCGGGGCGAACCTTCAGCCAAATCCCCGTCTCCGGGTCTTTAGCTGCCAGTGTGCGCTCTACGCGGCCATTAAGGATGCCTTGCTGAACGAGCGGGTATGTGGCGGCGTCGGCACGAATGCGCTGGATCGTCTCCATCTGCTTGCTCGTGAGGACCATCAGGCGCTTGTCCTTCTGCTCCTTCATGTAGTCGCGGCAGACATTGGCGTTGTTGTTCCAAACCTTCACCACGCCTTTTTCATCCTGATATTTTTCAGGACGCACGACGAAGTTCTCTTCAAACACCTCATCTCCCAGCAGCAGGCAGTGAGCGGCCTTGCCGAAGATCAGCGCCTCAGTAGGGTCTTTAGGGTCGATACGATCCTTGTTCCAGTTCCACCGGCCCCAGAATTGCTTTGGGCTGCCGCCGTGGACCGGCAGAATTTCCTTGATGATGGACTTCGATACGGCCGGACCGTCAAACAGATCGCGGTCGTGGTGGTAGCGCTCAATCGGAACATTCCGGTATGCGCCAGGCTGGGAGATAACGCCGCCGTCATACTGCACTTCGCCCTTGACCGGCTTTACGCGCTTCAGGATCGCATCGATCGGGCTGGTGATATGCTCGAACTGGTCTTTGTCGATTATCTTTTCCACGCGATGATCTCCTGATTTTCGAGCGCATCCGCCTTGAGGTAGCTTTCCGAAGCCAGCGAGATGGCGAGCATGAGCGTGCAGGTCACGAGAACCAGCGTTACAAACTCGATGAATTTGATTTTGCGGAAGTTCGATGCAGCTCGCTTGTTGAGCGCTTCGAGGTAAGCTTCCCGATCATCCACTTCTTGTGTATTGGTGGTGGAGAAAGCGGAGGGCATCACGCACCTGCCTTCAGACCGGCGATGAGCAAGTCTGCGTAGCTGATTGCTTCGCGAACCACTTCGTCAGGAGCATTGGTCGGAGAACCGTAAGCGATTGCATATCCCTGGATTAGAGCGGCCAAAGCTTGGCTTGCATAATGCTCTCGCTTCGTAAGCCCTGTGAACACATCGTTTTCGATTACATTGCCACGACCGTCCAATTTCTTAGGGAGGATCAGCGGCGATGCTGGGCCGGTATCATCAATTCTGCGATCTGCGGTCATTTCCTGCCCCTTTATATCTCGGGTTACTCTGACAAAGCCGGTGGGTTGGTGGGATTGCGGAGGTCTTGACCAAATCCGGGGCCAATGAAGTCTATGGCCCTCTGCGTATCTCCGCTAAGCATGATCCGCTCGCCTTTCATGGCGCGCTTGTGGAGATACTGGTATGTCCTGAGCGCTTGCCGAACGACGGCTGTTTTCGACATCTGATGCTCAAGGCAAAGTTGCTCAAGCGCCTGCATCTCTACTGGCGAAAGGTTAAGCGTCATGGTTCCGGCGCTCATCTTATTCTTCCTGCTCTGAGGCTGACGGTGTGGGCCGATAAGCGGAGGGAGCTTCTGGTAAATGCATCCAGTGGGTCGGATTAAGACGATCAGAATCGTCACGATCCCGCCAACCTCCGAAGCTCCAACACCCAACGAGGACATCTCCGAACCAGCCTGTGGATGATAGTAAGATATCGGTGCCATCTCTTGGTGCGGTTTCAATAGGCTGCCACTGCGTCAAGCTAGCGGTTCTGTCGGAAGACGGATCGATTTGTCGGTTTTCAATCGCTCGCTCAAGAACGCGATCTACTTCGTCCAACAGACCATTTTGCGTTCCATGCTTTTGCATATCGCTCATCTTCTTCTCCCGCTGTGCTGTGGTTACTTGGTGGGGGTGGCGGAGGAGGCCTCAAGTGCGAGACGCAACATTTCGGCGCATTCTTTGAACGCTTTGTTGCGTGCGCTCCACGTCGGGCCGAAGCCGTTTCCTTCATCGACAGCATCTTTTTGCTTGCTTTTCAGGATGGCTAGAACGCGCTCCATGCCTCGCTTTTCGTTCTCGCTCTGAGGCGTCAGAGCGGCCCATGCGGTTCGAAACTGTCGGTAGAAGTGGTCGCGCTGCTTAGTAACTTCCTTCAAGGTGTCTCGAAGGTATGTCACCTCGTCTCCCTCATAGAATTCTTCCACGCTTCCAGTTGGACCAAATGGTTCTTTATGACGCGTATTGATCAGAAGCGGATCGGAACCGTGGCGGGCTATATGCCGTTCCTTGGCGATGTCGTCGTAGACAACGTAGCCAATGCCCTCATGCCAATCGCAAATGGGGTTTCCGTCACCGCCGAGTTCTCGCCACTCATCAATGCTGACCTGCCGGAAAGCCCCGCCGTTGATGTGCTGTGCAGTGTAGCCCAAATCAGGAAGGAAGCGCTGAAACCGACTTACAAGTTCACGGATGAAGGTTTCCGAACGCTGGCAGCAAACCTCGCTGTCACTGTCAAAATCCATGCTGCCGAAGGCTGATAGTTCTTTGTCACAAAATTCCAGAGATTCCTTCACCAACTCGGCGTCAGAAATCCCACTTGCGTATTCTGGGTGTTTAAGGACCATTTCCCTATCCATTGTCTGAAGCCCTATGCGGGGCGGCTCAAAATGGCCGATCGTCAAAATACGGGTCGAAATCATCGTCATAGCTGGCATCAATCCAGCCTTCGCCGCCGCACTCGAAACACGGCTCCTCGTCGTGACCGCAGATGCAGTCACCGGGCCAGAAGTCGCAGCGGAAGTATCCAAGTCCACTGCAAGCTGGGCATGGTTTGATTTCTGGATCAGCGCTCATCGCCTTACTCCGCGGCTTCCAGACGACCGATGACGGCGCCGTGGACGATGGGGTTGCGATCAAACCGGGGAAGAACAATCTCGCCGGGACGGGCATGGCGCTTGAACTCAAACACCTCGCCGCCGTAGCGCTGGGCGTCTGCGTCAGCCTCATCAACATCGTCGTACTCAAAGGCGTCATCGCCGTTCGATGTCCACTCCATCCCGTCGCCGTACTGGCAAAGGTAGATGGACCTGCCGCTGCGGGTATGCATTTCGACGTTGAAGCGCGTTACCTGTGGCATTTGCTCATCCTCAGTGGTTGAGATCGAATTGGAGATCCGCCCGGAGACGGATGCGGTCAGTTGTCGAACCAGAAAATCAATCGAGCTTTGTCGCCGTTGCCATCGATGGCTTTCATCGAAGCGAGTATCGCGACCCACTCAGCCGGGGCCTTTCCATCGAAAAGCTCTTTGTACCTCTCGACGCACTGCTCAAGCTCATTGGAGCTAAGCCAACTGTGGCTGTGGTGATCCGGGTTTGTTACGCGCTCCAGAACGTCGTCTTTGAATTCCGGCGTGGAGTAACCATCAGCAACCCAGCGCTCCGCCGAGCCTTTTGATGTCCAGCCATCGCTGTCTGCCCACTCTGGATGATTCTCAGGGACGATCCTCAGCCAATGGTCTTTTTCGACGGCGAAGCTAACCGGGCCTTCCGGCATTCCCTTCGCTTCGAAAAGCTTGATGCCGTCGTAGTCGCGAACACCTGCCATTATGGCAAACATGCGGTAATTGCGGTTGCCGCCGTTTTCTACGAGATCGAACCAGTGCGTTCCGTTTGTTGAGTATTCGACGTAGGCGTGGATATCGCATCCCATGCTGGCTCATCTCCGGTTCTTGTGGTGGCAGCGAGATCGGCGGGTGTGCTTCTTCGTCGCTGCTGATGACTTCTTGTACAGTTAAACTATACATAGCGCAAGTGGGGCTGAGAAAAAAGTTTAGGCGGACTAGACAGTATAGGCGAGCACAGGATATCTCTGTCGCCAGATGACGGGCGACCGGGTGCAATTCCCGAGCTGGTGAAGCCCGAAGCGCGGGGAGCGTAAGTCCTACTGTGCTGCCAGAAAATGAGGACGGATTAGCCGAGAGGCGTCCTGCAAATCGACCGACCGACCTGACGGTTCAAGTCGAGCAAACGCTCTCCCTGCCTTTTGGGATCGATTCGGTCCTGAGGGGTAGGGGGAGCTTTGCTGTCTCCCTCCCTCTCATCAAGTTCAATATCGAAGAAAACCAGATATCTAATGTTTCTCTGGTGAATGGAATCTGTCGAGAATGTCTCCGACAAGAGCAGCTATCTCGTGATTGTTACGCTTATGCATCGCGTTGATGCTAGTTTCCATGACGTGAACGAAATCTTCGCGTTTCAAGGCGCCTGACATCTCAAGAGATTTCACGAGCGCCATCAGCGAGACGACGTGAGCCATATGCACATGGGCAACTAATTCACTCACTTCCTCGCGCTTCATAGCGAACTCCTATCGGAATGGATCCCGGTCTCGTGGCACCAAGCTACGCCGAGGGATGGGCGACCACTTCGCTATAACGATGTCCGTCACCTTGATCTCGGTATCGTCGTCACCGTCGAGTTCTATATCGTCCTGCCAGTTTTCGTTGTCGCTCAATGGGCGCAATACCCAGCGGCCGTCTTTCCAGATCATCTGCTTCGCTGTGTATTCAGCCAGCCCGTGCTGCATCCGCTGGACGATAACCAAATCACCGTGTTCAGGCTGCATGCCGCCGGCGTGCAATTCGACGCAGTGCAGATACTCGCCATTGTCAGCAATCCGGTTGATGCTGTCTCCCGCGACTCGGTAGAGACGTTGGCCGTATCCGGGATATTCCGGGGAAGCTGCGACGGGTTCATATTTGCGTTCATAGCGGAATGACCCTTCGCGCCAGACGCCTGCAGAAACCTCACCGACGACCGGAAGGCCGGCAAGCGGCCTTGATTCCTGCGGCCCCAGATCAGCAAAAGCTTCATCCCCGCCGCGCTCCAGCCAGAAGATACTGACCTTTGTCGCCTTGGCGATTGCCTCAAGCGTCGATCTCCTTGGAACAACATCGCCTTTTTCCCACTGGGCAACGGCTCCGCGCGTCTTCCCGACGGCGTCGGCAAGCTGTTGCTGGGTCATCTTCGCTTTGTCGCGAGCGGTGAAAATTCGCTGATTCAGTTCCATGGCGGCAACATATTCCGTCCCGCTATACAAATCTTCGATAGTCTCACTATCAGGGGTGCTTGACGGAATGTTAGTTAAACTGTACATGTTGCATATTCTCGCTAAACAGGGAGTGCGGAAGTGCAGAAGCTGACTGGAATGGATGCAGTACGAGACAGGATGCCGCTGGCACGCCTGGCGCGCGAACTTGGCATCACCCGCGGCGCTGTAGCGCAGTGGGACAAGGTTCCTGCCGAGCGCCTCGGTGCTGTTAACCGAGTGACGGGCATTCCGCAGGATGTCCTTCGCCCCGATCTGTTCGCGAGTGCGGAGGCAGCTGAGTGATGCTCAAAGTAATCGAAAACGAACAGATGTCGTTCAATTACGACGCAGTGCCGGCTCCGGTAGCAATTCAAGCGCGTGAAGCAGCCGAGCGTATTAAGCTCCGGCTTCGCCGTTCCGCAGAAGACATCATCGAGATTGGTCGTGATCTCAACGCGGTAAAGGCGTCGATTGGCCACGGAAAATTTCTGCCATGGATCGAAGCCGAATTTGGAATGGGGCGAACAACCGCTTGGAAGTTCATGGCGGTGGCAGATGCATATGGAGCAAAAGTTCACCAAGTGAACAAGTTGGACCCGTCTGCCCTCTATGAACTCGCAGCGCCAAAAACACCGATCGAAGTCCGCGAAGAAATCGAGAAGATGATTGAGGCCGGTGAGGTTGTCACCAAAGCTACCGTCGCAAAACTCACCGCTGAGATCGAGTCCGCAAAAAAAGGCCGCGACCTTGCAGACCATGATGCGACTGTCGCGGAGGAAAAGGCAGAGGCGCTTAAGACAGGTCTCGACACTCTCAACAAGTCGATTGACGAGAGAGTTTCTGCTGAGGTCGCCAAGGCGTCTGAAAACATCCGTTCCGGTTATGAAGATGAGATCGAGAGGCTCAAGGCCCAGATTGAAGACCTTCGGAAGCCGAAGAATATCACCACTATTGATAACGAGACCGGCAACATCATCCAGTTCCATCGCGAGCTGTCCGAAGATGAAGCGGTAGAAATAGACGCCTCCGGCGATGAAATGATTGGTGCCGACTTCAATGAGGTCGCTACCGATACCGAGCGGGCTGTTGCCTTCTTTGGTTCTGTTCGCGCCATGGCAAGCGCGAAAGCCGACCCCTCTGCCGTCTACGCTTACATCGTGAAGCGATCCTCCAAAACTCTCATCGCTGAATACATGGGCATGGTCGATGCCGTGATGTCTCAGCTCAAATCTGTGAAGGACATGCACAATGGCTAATCGCATAGTGAGTGAGAAAGAGTTCCGTTCTGCTTTCCGGTCTGAGGCAATCGGCATGGCCGATTTCTCGCAGAAGAAGAACAAGCACGTTTTGGGCATCGGCCCGAGACAGGTGAGCGTCAGCGTTGGCGCCCAGATCGTCAAGGCTTTGATCGACCGATTTGCTGCTGACGGACGCACGCTCGACAAGGACATGGTCCACGTCATGAACCCGAAGGGAGCGAGAGCGTACAGCTCGCTGCAATTCAACCAGATCGGCAAAATGAAACTGGTCCATGGGGCGAATGCCATCGAGACAGTTTGGAAGTCTCTCGGGGATCTCATTCCTGTTGCGCGCAAGGGCGTCACCAATGTCTACGTCTCCAAAAACGGCGCAACGGACATGGAGCTCGCCGCAATGCGCGATCTGCGCACCGGAAAGCTCAATGCCCGCGTTCTTGCGAATGAACAGCTTGTAGAAGCGATCGATGAAGCTCGATCAGTACTCGACGGCCGCAACCTGGGAGAAATGTACGCTGCTTCTTGCACGGAGTATTTCCACACCCTGCCGCTAGAAGCTGCTGAGTAAGCGATATGATGGCCGTTCTCCCCATCAATCATGTTCCTCTCACCAGAGCAAAAGGCGCGTTCAAGCCTTGCCTTTGGTGTGGTGGGGAGACGGCGACCTTTGAAGAAGCGCCAGAAATCAAGCCAGCCAATCATGCCGCTCGCGTTAAGTGCGAAGGCTGCGGTCGCCAGATCGCTTGGGCTTCGGCTCGGCAGGTGCGCAAGGCTGAAAGGCTCGTAGCAGCATGATGGACACATTACTCCAATCCCCCAACCGATTCATCCCCGACCGCAGCGCGATCAACGCAATGCAGGAAGACTGGATTGCCAAGAACGGCGAGCCTCGGAAATTCGAGCGCGGATTCTCCAGCGACTGGGGATTTCTTCAAAACCTCATGGCTCGATACGGCTTCAAGCTGACCTATCACGGTCGATGCCTCTACTCGATGCACAAGGAAGACTTCCGGGGCGTGCCGAAGCGCATCAGCCGGGAAGAACTCATCAGGCATGTTGACGCCGTGCTGATCGAGAATGGCAAGCAGCCTTTCGGATGGAGGAAACCATGACCTCCGCCCGCCTCGAAGCGGCCATACAATCGCACCGCGCTGAATATCGCCCAGCAATCCGCTGTGACGAGTGCGATCACGTCCTGTCGATTGCCGAGCAGATCGAACACTTCTGCGACCGCTGCAAGAAGCGGCCGGTCGAAATTCGTGAGGGGAAGCAATGACTATGATTTTCGACAGGTTTGCCACGATCATTTCTGACTGCTTGGGAGTGCCGCTTGACAGCATAACCATGGCGTCAAACCTCGAAGCGGATTTGGATGCGGACAGCTTGGACAGCATCGAAATCCTTATGGCTGTTGAGGATGAGTTTTCCATCCAGCTTGAGGATGAAGAAGCTGAGAAAGTTGAAACCGTTGCGGACGCCGTTCTCCTCATTGAGAGGGCGCTGGCATGATCGCCTCCATGCACGCTGATCAGCAACAGTTCCTCGTCTATGTGGCATGGTTCTTCTCGGCATTCATCGTGTCGGCGGTGCTGGCGCACCTGGCTTTCTCGGGGCGGAAGTGATGGCAGCTCTCAAGCAATATCCACTCCCGGCACTGGTCACTCATACGACGGACACCCGCGCCGGCTCTGTCTTCAAAGCCTTATGCGCGGTTTATCCGGGTCAAATTTCTGCAGAGCATCTTATGGCAAGAGCGGGTCTGTCTTGGCGGGCCGAACCGATCTGGTCTTTCGTGTCGCTCTGCAACGACTTCATCAAAATCAACGAGGCAATCGAACCTTTCGGCTGGCGGGCTGAACGGTCGGGCGGAACGCCTCGTGACAACTACTGGCTTTCGCCAATCGCGGGTCAGTGAACCTTTCGTTTCAATCATCACCCTGTCGACACCGGATTAATCGCACAGGGAAAATCGAAAATGTCCGAAAATCAGTTGGGAAAATCCGAAATGTCTAGCGTCGATTTTGCGTCAACAGCTTTGCAACGATACGTCGCGCCGAAGGGCAGCGGCCACAATGTCAAGGACAGGATCACTCGCGCGGCAAGGCGTCTCGGATGGTCTGTCTCTCGCACAAAGGATGTTTGGTACGCGGACCCGCGCGTGTCGATCTCTGCCGAAGAACTGCGGGTCATCGAGGAGGCAGCAGGTGTCAAATACGGCCGAGCAGAAGCCAGAACTATCGAAGAGCTCATTTCCAAAGCGGACGCCCTCTTGGCTGGACCTGAGGCGGATTTCTATCGCCCGCTGGTCGATGGCTTCCGCGCATTCATTCGCGCGCTGGATCGCTCCTGAATTGTTCGACTGACCGGCGGCGCTTCGGCGTCTCCGGTTTTTATTTGCCTGAAACCTTCGGAAAAATCCGACGATCGAGAGGAAAATTCAGAATGGCAGCAGCAGTAGGACACAACACCGAAAAGGCTGAACGCGAGCGCCGCGTTCTCTTCGCCTTCTACCACAAGAAGGACCGCGATGTCGCGGCCCAGATCAAGGCTCTGCAGGCCGAGAAGTCATCGAACCGGCAGAACGCCAAGGCTTCCGGCTTCCCGGCGCAGAAGCTCGACCACTACCTCAAATCCTTCAATGCCGAGGATCACCAGAAGCCGGTCGACAAGCTCAAGAGCGAGCGCGAGAACCTTGAATGGCTCGGCTACATCCCGGCGACGTCCGGCGGCGACTTGCTGGCCCAGATCGACCGTGTCGACAATGAGCAGATGATCCAGGCCAAAGGCTTCCATGCTGGTTTGACTGGCCTCGATCGCGTCTCGGGCTACGACGGCGGCTCGGTTGACGACAAGCTCTGGCTCGAATCCTACGACGCCGGCAAGGCCGAATACGACACTGAAATTCCCGACATCATGGCGCGCATCACTGCGGCGCAGTCGAAGGAGGAAGCGCCGGCGACTGGCGATGATCCCTTCGAGCTCGATCAGACGAACTGAGTTCCCCCGGCCAGCAGACCTCCCAAGCGCTGGCCCAACTAACCCGGTGCGAGAATGTAAAGCGGACCCCGCACCGGGTTCTTTCTTCCACGAGGATGGCAATGAACCACATACCTCAGACAAGCCAGTTCTCTTGCCCGTGCTGCGGAAACACCATCGCTACGGCGGCTCCCGTCGACATGGTCAAGGACAAGATTTCCCGCGGGCATAACGAACGCATCTTCTCCCTGCTTGCTTCACGCCTAGGTCGCTTCGTTTCCAAGGATGCGATTGTCGAGCACATCTATGGTGACGACCCCGACGGCGGCCCAGATCGCGCGGACCACGTTGTCTCGGTGCTGGTCAACAAGCTGAAAAACTCCATCGAGCCTTACGGCTGGACGATCAAGAGCATCGGTCGTGGTTCTGGCAACAAGGCGCATTACAGCCTGGCGCCGATCGAGGTGACGCCATGAGGGTTCTCGGTCTCGACGTTTCAAAACACGCTGGCTGGGCTCTTTGGGAAACAAAGAATGCTCTCGCATCGATCCGCTGCGACGTGATGGAATTCCCGGCAAAGGCATCCATCGAATACTGTGCCGATCAGATGGGGCTTAAGGTGACGAAGCTCATCAAGGACGAGAAGCCGGATTTCATCGTTCTCGAAACCGCGCTCAAGATGAGCCCCAAGGGTTCGGCCGCAACGGTATCCTCCTGCATGCTGCACGGCGCGGTCTATGCCACGCTCGGAAATTGGGGGAAGCCATGGGGAACGATCAGTGCGGCTACCTGGCGCAAGATGTTCTTCGGCGCTGGCTACAAGCCGCCACTCGACAATCACGGCAAGAACGACTGGAAGCGCGCCGCTATTGAGCAGTGCGAACTGGAAGGCATCATCTTGCCGGCGAAGAAGGCCACCCGAGACAATGCGGCAGAAGCTGCTGCGCTCGCTGTGTGCTGGCGCGGCGTCGAGATCCATGCGGGCCGGTACCGTCCGGCATTCCAAGACTTCCTGCAGCAGCGCAACGAGCGCGCTCCGTCTGGAGATCTGTTCGCGGGAGTGGGCGCATGACCTCACTTGTCGCGAACAAACACATGCGCCTCTTCTGCAGCCTTCAGGAAGGCATTGCGGGCCTTATCGGGTTCCTCTCGGCCTTCCAGCACAGCAAGGCAAATCATCTTCGCGCGGGTCAGTTTCTCCCCGCTGTCCGTCGGCCATTGGTTCATCAGCGTAAATGCGGCCTCGCTGGTGCTATCAATCGTACGGTACTGGCCGATCTTGCCGGTCTGAAATGTAACCGGCTTGTTCCATCGTTTCGGGTCCATGACGCGATACCTCCCGGTGCGATTCAACTGATTTCCAATCTCGTTGTTCCAGGAGGTGCGCATAGTGGGCAAGCGATCTGATTTCGAGCGTCGGAAAAACGACGCGTACCAGACACCATCGCCAGCAGTCCTTCCGCTCATCCCTCATCTTCGCGGCATCAAGACCTTTGCAGAGCCTTGCTCCGGAGAAGGAAAGCTTGTGAGGGCGCTGGAGAGCTATGGCCTCGTCTGCAATTTCTTCGATGACATCGAGAACGGTTTTGATGCTCTTACTGACGACAGTCTGGAGCTTGCCCGCTTCGATGCTATTATCACTAACCCGCCATGGACGCGCGAAATACTGCACCCAATGATTCTACGCTTCCAGTCAATCGCGCCGACGTGGTTGCTCTTTGACGCCGATTGGGTTCATACGCGCCAAGCTCTGCCGTTCCTCGACCAGTGCAGCCACATCGTCAGCGTTGGACGGGTGAAATGGATCGAGGACTCTAAGTTCACCGGCAAAGACAATGCAGCATGGCACCGTTTCCATAGCCAGCATGTCGGCGGCCCTCGGTTCTTCGCCAGAGAGGCGGTGGCAGCATGAACGCCATGCCACAAGAATTCGCTGCCATACCGGCGAACATCGACGCTGAACAGCAATTGATCGGAGCCTTGCTGATCAACAACGAAGCGCTGGAAGCTCTTCCGAGCTCGTTTGACGATCGGCATTTCTTCGAGCCGTTTCACCAGTCTGTGTTTCGGGAAATAAAGCGCCTTGTGGAATTGGGGAAGAGCGCAAACCCTGTGACGGTGAAGGCGGGCGTTGATACCGGCGCCATGATCGGAGACCTCACAACTTCTCAATATCTGGCGCGCATGGCGTCCGAGGCCGTTTCCATCATCAACGTTCCCGGATTTGCCCAAGCGATCACATTCGATGCCATGCGCCGCGGTCTCATTTCCGTTGGTGAGCAGGCGGGGGAGCTTGGCTTTCAATGCGGCGACGAACTGACGTTCATCGAACAGGCAGACGCTCTTAGAGAACAATTTGAGCGCATCGTGCGCGGTCTGGAATCGGATGATGAACTGACCTTGGCGGATGCGGCCGATCGCGCCCTGAGCGCTACCAACAACGCTTTCCGTGGCAATGGGCATACAGGTGTCGATTATGGCTTCTCGCCTCTGTCGGGCCTGATCGGGCCAGCAATGCCAGGACAGCTTATCGTGATCGGCGGCGGCACCAAGCAGGGCAAGTCAACGCTCATCGAGCAGATCGTCATGGGTGCCGCGATGAACGGCCACCCGGTCTGGGTTTATTCCGGGGAAATGCAGGGTGAAGAGCTTGCCCACCGCGCGCTGTCCCGCATCACCGACATTCAGGCGTGGCGCCAGATACGCGGAAAGGTTTCGGAATCCGAAGTCGAGAAGCTCATGATCGCCAAGACCAACGCCATGACATGGCAGGAGCGGGTAATCATCCGCGACAAACCGATGACGCTGACACAGATAGAGCGATCCGTCACCAACTTCACCGCCCGTCATCCCGGGGGCATGGCTATAGTCGACCATATCGGCCTCGTGGAGCGCGACAAGAGCAACATGCGGCTCACCGATCAGGATTTCGGCCCGCTCGTCACACGCACGCTCAAGATGCTGGCGAACAAGGCCTCGCTACCGATCTTCGCGGCGGCACAGCTAAAGAAGAACACCTTCGCGATCGAGGACCGCACCATCACCCGCAAGACCTTCGAGCAGGCCATCAACCGCCGGCCGAAATATGCGGACATCCTTGGTTCCGTCGAGAAAGACGCCAACCACGTCATCATTCCATTCCGAGCCGAGCCGATCCTGCAGGAGCTTGAGCCGGTCGAAGGCTCCATCAACTACGGAGATTGGGAAGCCGTCATGAGCCAAGTGAAAGACAAGGCAGAAATTATCCTAGCCCTGTCCCGCCATACCCGCTGGCCACAGCGAAAGGAGGTTGGCTGGAACGGCGGCAAGACCATGTTCACCGAACTCAATCCCCACGATCAGGGGAGGATGTTCTGATGGAAGTCCTAGACCTTTTCAGCGCGGCGGCCGGTGGCTGGTCGCTCGGAATGCACAGGGCCGGGTTCAAAACCATTGCGGCCTGCGAAAACGTCGCGTGGCGCCGCGCAATCTATCAGGAGAACAACCCGGATGTCCTTATCTATGACGATGTCTGCACACTCACAGCAGATCGAATTATTCGAGATACCGGACGTTTCCCACCCATCGTCGTCGGAAGCCCCCCGTGCCAGGACATCTCCAGCGCCAACACAAAAGGCAAAGGCGTCGAAGGGGAAAGAAGCGGCCTCTACTTTGAAGCCATCCGCATCATCGGAGAGGGCCGACCTCGTTGGTTCGCTCTTGAAAACAGCTCTAATCTCCGAACTCGGGGAGCTGACGCCGTCCTCGCTGCACTGGAAGCACTCGGCTACACCTGCTGGACGTTCGTGGTACGTGCTGGGGACATCGGAGCCAATCACGAGCGGCCCAGAAGTTGGATCATTGGCTGCGATCCAGAGCAAGTTGCCGACGCCGATGGCTTCAGACGGGATGAAGGATGGAGCCGGGGGTGGTGCGGGTTTGACTTATCCATTTCGAATGATTCTTTCCACGCCGCGGGCCTCAGACATGAAAGCTGGCGGTCACGGAGCGCCAGGACGGACCGGTACAGTGAGACACATGTTGCACGAATCGTACCTACCGACTCCTCGGGCTTCGGAGGCCTACCACGGGCCAGATATGACGTCGCACAGCCCGAACATCAAGGCGCGTCTCCAGAACAACGATCCGAGGTGGCTGGGAGCAATGGCTTTGGCCGAAATTCTTCAGAACCATGGGCTTCGTGGAACGGCGGCATTACCAATCACATACGGCTGGATGATGGGCTTTCCACCTGGCTGGCTGGCACGCGCATTGCAGTCGGCGGTCCGCGCGGGACATCTGCAGCAAGTCTTATCGTTGAAGCGTTCGGTGACGCAGTCGTCCCGCAAATCCCGGAAGCAATAGGGAAAGCCATCTTGCGCACGGAAAGAGCCTTGGCGGCAATTTATGAAAGGGCGTCGGCATGACCAACCAGTACGCGGCATACGTTCAAGAAGTGCCAGGCGGATATAGAGCCATGATCCGGGTATGCCGGGAAGCCAAGCCGAACCCCGTGATGGACAAGGGCGACAAGCCGAAGATCTATCCAACCAGAGCCGCCGCCCTGACAGAACTGCTGTCTCACGTCGTCGGCTTCATGAACGGCCGTCCGATCCGCGGCGAGCATTTCAACGATGAACCAGCCACCAGCACTGCCGACGCCCATTTCAACCTCAAGCCATTCGTCAAAGCCAAGGGCAGCAATAAGCGAACCATTGTCGAGAAGGCACGACGCAAGGGCAAAGAGACCAGCGTGGAAAGGAGGGAAATGGCATGAAGAAGTACGCCACTATCCATTTCGCTTGCAACGATGGCGACGACGGTTCTTTCGCTGGGAAAGTGTGTGCGGCCTCCTACGGGGAGAATGAACTTGAGACGATCGGCATGGGCGACATCAAGTTCACCGCCGGCGAAGACTTCATCCGCATTCATCGTCGGACCTTCAAGGTTATTGGCCGGTCGTATTGGGTTGGCAACTGGTGCTGGGACTCGTTCCGCATGACGCGCAGCGAGGCGAAGAAGCTTTTGGCTTGTCTTCGCAAGAACGGATGGAGGTGTACGCACGGCCGTGTCCACTTCGGCAGATGGATGGATAAGGAACAAGCAGCATGAAGCGACCAAACGTATACCTCGACCTTGACGGCGTCATGGCTGACTTCGACGCTCACTTTCCGGCCCTGTTCGGTGTCGATCACCGTACGATGCTTGATGACGACATGTGGGCGACAATCAATGCCCACCCTTCGTATTTCCGAGACATGCCGCAGTGCCCCGGCGCAAAAGAGTTCTTCGACCGGATATCCTGGCTGAACCCGATCATCCTGACGGCGTGCCCAAAGTCCAATTACGCCCACGTAGCGCGGCAGAAGCGCGAATGGGTGAGGGAACACCTTTCCAGCACCTGCCATATCCTCCCGGTCATGGGTGGGCGCAATAAGCCTCTCTTCATGCACTCGCGTGGTGACATCCTCATCGATGACTTTGAGCGCAATATCAAGGCTTGGCGCGAGGAGGGCGGCTTTGGCATCCTTCACACGGATTTTGCAACGTCTCGCGATATGCTGGAGCGTGAAATGGTGCGGAGCGCCGCAGCATGACCCACCACCGCTCCCTATACACCAAGGAACAGATAGCCGCTGCTGCTGCGCTATGGCGTGACGGCTACACGATGTACGACATGGCGGAAAAGCTCGGCATGACCTGGAGCGCGGTCAAGAACATGACCAGCACGCGCCGCGGCACATTCCCGTACCGCAAGAGGAATACCCGACGCGCAGACCCGATCGTCAAACAGGTGGATGAAGCGCCGGCGCCAGCGCCTCTCAAGGCTGGCTGCGTGGTCAGAACCACATTCACCGGTGCCAAGGTCACTTTGCCGCGTGTCGCGTTCATCGACGGCCCAGAGCCGGAAAGCGAGGCAGCATGAACCAGATGGTGACAATCTCCTATGAGGAGCAGTTGAAAGCGAAAGCCAAGGCTGTCCGTCAACGATTGATGGGCAAGGGGAAGATCGTCAACATTCTGACCGAGGTTCACTCATCCGAGGTTGATGGTGACATCAAACACCTTCCTCCAACAGCATTGATGAGAATGCGAGAGCCGCGAGAGCACGTTAACACCTGGTTTCTCCACCAGCGCGCTATACGAGATGCAGAGCGCGACCCTAATCAGGTTCGGAAGTTCATTAAACTCCGCTGCATCGCCTATGGGATGACATATGAACGGTTCCAGTCCGATAAACGTGACCGGGAAACCTCTATGACCAGCCGGCAGATCATTCTCGACACGGATGCGCAATTCCCCGGTCTGGAAGCAACTCTCCTCGGTCGATTGGCTCGCAAGAACCACACCACGATCCTTTACATGCGAGGCACGGTCAAAAAGGGCTTTGTCTCAAAGTGGAGGAAGCAGCAAGAGGCGAGGGCACAATGAAGCACCACGCCCACCGATGCGACATCTATAAGATTGCCCGTCAGTGTGGCGTGAAGCTCTTTGACGGGCATCTGCATAGCCCAACCAGCCGGAAGCCATTCGAGTGCTACTGCAAGCCCACTGTGAGGGAAATCGGCACGGTGCATGGTGAAGAACACCTGAAGCTCGTCTTCATGCTGATGACCGGCAACAGAAACAATGCGGCCGAGCTGTATTCCGACATGATCAAGGCCGTTTCATCGGTCATAATTCGGAACCCTGATCTGGAAAAGCGTTCAACATTACTGAACGACTTTGATAAAATAGACCTCGGCAGCCTGCGCCGGAAGGCAAGGGCAATGAACTGCGGAATACCGACGAGCCATGTGCTGCGCGTACTCATCGGGATCAAGTTTTTTCAGCCCGTGCAGGGCGATCTAATCGACATGATAGGAGATGCGGCGTGAGCTATCAGGCATGGACATATGAGGCGGTGCGAGATCGGGTCATAGAGGCCGCACAGACGCTTTTGGCATCTCCTGCGGCACTTGGGCCACGGATGAGCCAAGGTGCATTCAGCGAGATGGTATCCGCCGTTATCGCGACTGAATACGACAGGGCACCATCCTATCGGCGGGTCATCTCGGCAGGCGCACTCAGCCGGATGGAACAGACCTGGACGTGGATCAATTCCTACCTCGATGAAGCAGATCGCAAGCTGGTCTACGATTATGGCTTCATCAAAAGCCGGAAAGGTGTTTACCTTGAGCGGTATCTTGAGAAAAACGACATGGTACGCCGAACTTTCGAACGGAAAATTCAGCGGGCTTGTCAACTAATTGCGAACAATCTCAACCGATTGTATTCGGTTCGGTTAACAATGACGCTGGACGACGTGTCGCAAAACGAGGTAGATATCGCGTCAACAACGGTATCGTCCGAAAGTCGCGACCGCAGGGAAACACACTGGATCGCACCGGACGGCAAGCCGCTCATCGATACCGCTCTTCCAGAAAAGAGATACATCGATCACCGGGATATCCGGGCGCGGCATTCTGAACGAAACAGGAGCCTTGGCGCAAAGGTGTAATTCGCCCAACAGGGCAACGGAATGCGAGGCGGCGCTGAAACGCAGAAGCGCATCAAGGTGTGATCGTAGGCCCGGGTCTCGGATGGGCAATTCATCTTGAATTCACCAGCCTAATTCCGATCAAGGGGGCGAGACCTCCTCGGTAGGCAGATGAACGGACGATCAAGCCACGGTAGCGTGGCCGGCATCCAGAAAAGCACGGCGGCCGGGTAGGGTGCAATAGCCATGACACCGACGACGCCCGCGAGCAAGCTTGCACCCGGTTCCTTGAACCAACCAACGCGGCATACATCGGCAAGATAAACGACAACGGCGATATCAGGTCAGCACTGTTTGACGATGAGGGCGAGCCACTCGCGATCGGTCCAGAAATGACGCTTCGCCAGGTCGCAATGACAAACGGCTTCGTGGTCGTATCCAGACATTGACCGTATTCGCCCACAGGAGCCCGCTGATGCGCTGGATCGTCAATCTTGGTCTACTGGCTGCTGTTGTTCTCTTTGCGCTGTGGCGGCCGTCTGACGCAAAGCAGGTCGCATATCTGCCGAGGCTCGATAGACCGGCGGAAGCGGAAGCCATCGCGATCCGACCGAACCGCCCGTGCATCGTGGATCGAGCGCCAGTCGTCATTCAATGGCAGGTGGTCGACCAGAGCGGCAAGCGAAAGACTGCGGGTGAGACGATAATCCGGCGCGGGTGTGTAAGGTAAAGAGGCATCATGCCAGTTCTGAAAAACCCAAGGCACGAGAGGATGGCGCAAGGTCTCGCCAAGGGTCTGTCGGCAGAGAAGGCGCACGTCGAAGCCGGGTTCAAGCAGAACAGGCACAACGCGGCCGCTTTAGCACGTGAGGAACACATTTCAACACGCGTGACCGAACTGCAGTCCAAGGCCGTCAAGAAGGTCGAGATCACCGTAGACAGCCTCGCACAGGAGCTTGAAGAGGCTCGCGCTATTGCCCTAGCCGAGAAGCAGTCGAGCGCGGCTGTGAGCGCCACAATGGGCAAGGCGAAGCTCTTTGGTTTGGGGGTAGAGAAGCGGCACCTTAGTGGGACTCTGCAGGTCATCAACATAACGGCAAAGCAACTGGAAGCGCTGAACGACGATGAACTTGCCGCTCTCGAAACAGCATATCCAGTTCTCCAGAAGCTCGGGCTTATCGCTGCAGGCGATCCGGGCGGAGAGACAGGCGAGGGAAGCGAACAAGAGGATTGAAGAAGAGGCGGCGCAGGCTGGCGTCTCCCTTGCATCCTTCATCCGCGGTGGCTGGCATGTACTGGAGCCGGGTAGGGCATTCGTCCACGGCTGGCACATCGACGCAATATCGGATCATCTGAAGTCGATCACTGATGGCGGGCTAAGCCGCCTCATCATCAACGTTCCGCCCGGCACGATGAAGTCTCTGACCGTCGGTGTGTTCTGGCCGGCGTGGGAGTGGGGGCCGCTGAACAAGCCTTGGCTTCGCACGATTGCGACGGCCTATAAGGAAGGTCTGGCCAAGCGAGACAACATCAAGGCTCGGCGCCTGGTGCAGTCGCAGTGGTTCAGGGATAGGTGGGGTAGCCAGTTCAGCCTCATGCCGGATCAGAACTCGACGCTCAAGTTTGAGAATGATCTGGCTGGGTTCAGAGCGGCCATGTCTTTCCAGTCTCTGACTGGCGAGCGCGGTGACCGGGTGATCATTGATGACCCTCTATCCGTCGACATGGCAAAATCTGACGCTGACAGGATCACAGCAAAGGAAACCTTTCTAGAGGCTGTGCCGTCTCGTCTGAGCGACCCTGAGACTTCGGCTATTGTCATTGTCATGCAGCGCCTGCACGAAGAAGACACGACCGGCGTAGCACTGTCAAAGAACCTTGGGTACGAGCACCTGATGCTCCCCATGGAATTCGAGCCAGAGCGGCGCTGTTACACTGTGGTGAAGCCTTCATTCCATGACGAGAAGCCGCGCTTGGGCCGGTACGACGCTGGAAAGCAGGTCTGGTACTTCGAAGGCGACGACATCCCCGAGAACCGGAGAGAGTATGTCGAAAAGTCGGAACGGAAAGCGGTTTACTCTCAAGATATTCGGACGGAAGAGGGCGAGCTTCTATTCACCAAGCGCTTCTCTCGTGAAGTGGTGGAGCGCGATAAGATATCGCTCGGCTCGGTAGGGCACGCGGGACAAAACCAGCAGCGACCGGCGCCACGCGGTGGTGGCATGTTCAAGCGGGCATACTTCAGCATCGTGAAGGCTATCCCGGCGGGGACGGAGTTTGTCCGAGGCTGGGACTTGGCGGCAACACAAGGCGGAGATGGCGCAAGAACGGCAGGTGTTAAGATCGGTCGCATGCCAGATGGCAGGTTCGTCATCGCCCACTGTGTGGCCGATAGACTTAGCCCTGCTGGAGTCAGGGCGCTGATAAAGAACACAGCTGAGCAAGATGACGCTGCGCATTCTGACGGGTGCAGGGTCTCCCTACCAAAAGACCCAGGGCAGGCAGGTAAGGACCAATCGCAGCAGATGATTGCCATGCTGGCCGGTCACAGCGCCTCCGCTACGCCTGAAAGCGGAGACAAGGTGACCAGAGCAGAGCCGTTCGCTGCACAGGCAGAGGCGGGCAACGTGGTTATGCTCGAAGGTCCGTGGAACGGAGACTACCTCGATGAGGTCGAAGTGTTCCCGGCTGGTAAGCAGAAAGACATCGTGGACGCATCGTCCCGAGCATTCAATGAACTGGTGCAGCCAACGGCGCAGGTCGCCATGTTCCTGACATCACGTCACCGATAAGAGGCACCGATGAACAATGTTGTGACGCTGGCGAACCGAGCAGTGCGCCAGCTGGGCGCTATGTTCCCCGGATTCTTTCCAGGTCAGAAGCACGATTACAACAAGGATTTCGGTTATCCCGACGCCATCACGTTCGATCTGCTCTACCGGATGTACCGCCGCAACGGCATCGCGACGGCAGCAGTAGACAAGACCGCGCTCAAGACATGGCAGGACACGCCATACCTGCTTGAACAGGAGCGTGACGGCTCACAGAAGGGCAAGAGCAAGGAAACGAAGCTTGAGAAGGAAATCCGTCTCAAATTCGCTTCCATGCGCCTGTGGGCCAAGCTGGCTGAGGCGGACCGCAAGTCGATGGTGGGCGGCTACTCAGGGGTTATTCTGAGGCTCCGCGACGGGAAGGGCTTTGACAAACCTGTCGATCGGGTCGGAGGTGGGCTCAAAGGTCTCTATCGCATCGATCCTGTATGGGCTGGACAGTTGAAGGTTTCCGATTGGAATACGGACACGACGTCGGAAACCTATGGCGAGCCGACGATGTACGAGTTCAACGAGGCGAATGTAGCCGACGAGAACCCGAACAAGCGCAGCCTTCGCATTCATCCTGACCGGGTATTGATCTGGTCTGATGATGGCACGGTGAACGGTCGCTCACTGCTGGAGCCGGGTTATAACGATCTGATCGACCTTGAGAAGATCAAGGGCGCAGGCGGTGAGGGGTTCTGGAAGAACGCCAAGAGCGCACCGGTGCTGGAAATGCCGGCCGATGTGCGTATCGCGGAAATGGCCAAGGCGATGGGCGTGACGGTTCAGGACATTGCCGACAAGATGAACGAGCAGGTGGAGGACTTCCAGAAGGGCTTCGACCAGATGCTGATGCTGCAGGGTATGCAGGCGAAGACGCTCGGTGTCACGCTGCCCAGCCCGGAACATTTCTTTGCGGCACCGCTTCAATCGTTCGCAGCCTCTGTAACCATGCCGGTGAAAATACTGGTGGGAATGCAGACAGGGGAGCGCGCCTCGACTGAGGACGCAGACGAATGGAACCAGACCAACATGGCACGCCGGGTGAATATCACACACCCGAACGTCATGGAGTTTGTCACCAGACTGGTGACATGGGGCATCTTGCCGGAGAAGGACTGGTTTCTCGATCAGGCGGATCTTACCGAAAGCTCGATGTCCGAGAAGGTGGACCGCGCCAACAAGATGGCGGACACCAACCAGAAGATGGGCAATCAGACCTACGTCTTCACGGATGACGAAATCCGCGCCGCCGTCGGTTACGAACCGTTGACCGACGCAGAAAAATATCGCGACGAGGCCGACGACGAGACGCAAGCCGCGCTCGGAAAGCCGGCCCCAACACAAGAGGAATAGTCATGGCTCCGCGGAACCAGTTTCCGTCGCGTGGTTCGCTTGACAGCGCCACCGATGCGTTTTCGATCGCGCCCAGCGATACCGTCGACCTTACCGACGTCCCGCGCGCTATCTGGGTGGGAACGGGCGGCAATATCGCCCTGGCAATGGCATCTGGGAATGTGACGCTTATGAACGTCGCTGACGGGACTTTGCTTCCTGTCCGCCCAAGCAGAGTTCGGGCGACCGGCACGACTGCCTCCAATATAGTGGGGCTGCTGTGATGGGTAAAACAGTTCGCATCAACATTCGCTCGGTTGCCAATACAACGGCCATTCGGAAAGAAAAGCGAAACGGCCGTGACGTAGTTATCGTGCCCAGCGCCACGCTGCCGGACAACATCGTGATGAACGGCATCATGTATCCCGCCGACGAGATCGAGAAGAGTTTCGCCGGTCTCGAGCGCACGCCGGCGCCGCTAGGTCACCCGACCATCAACGGCAAGTTTGTTTCCGCGAAAGACCCTGAAGGCATCAATCTCGGCTGGATCGGCGCATGGAATGAGAACCTGCGCCGGGAGAACGGTCGGGTGTTTCTCGACAAGGTGATCGACGTGGAGACGGCAAGTCGCTCGGAAGGCGGTAAGCGTGTCCTGAACGCGATCGAGAAAGGCGAGCCTGTTCATACCTCGACGGGCCTCTTTGCTCTCCTTGAGGCTGCAAACGGCGATGTGCCGTACAAGAATATCGCTCGCGAGATCGAGTTCGACCATGACGCTATCCTTCTTGATGAGGATGGTGCGGCCACGCCTGCTGATGGCGTCGGCATGATGGTCAACTCCAAAGGCGAGCAAGAAGAAATCGAGGTCATCAACTCTGCCGTCGAAGACGCGGATCGTGACCTGGATTGGGCAGTGGAACATCTCGCCCGTGCTCTGGACCGTCGGCAAAAGGCTGGCGTTCTGGATCGAATGAAAGCCGCGATACTGGAAGCCCTAGGCTTTTCCGAGCGGGAATCCTCAACCAATCGAAAGGAAGACGAAATGTCTGTCTCTGATGAGCAGTTCAAGGCGCTTTCCGATGAGGTCAAGACCCTCTCGGAAGGCATGGCCAAGATCGGCGACACGATCGGAAATGCGGTGACGGCGGCATTGAAGCCCGTACTCGACGCACAGGCCGATCTGGTGGCCAACCAGAAAGCCAAGGATGACGCCGAAAAGGCTGAACTGGTCGAGAAGGTCGTGAAGGCGAACCTGCTCACCGAACCCGTTGCCAAGGAACTGACGCTGAATGCGCTCAAGGAACTGGCGTCAAAGGCTGAAGTCGGCAAGGCAACCGGCCTCAACTCGGCATTCAAGGGCAATGGCGATGACAAGCCTGCCTTCAAGCTTCCGAAGGGAGAGTAAACGATGGCTCGCTACAACAAGATCTATGCCGGTCCTGTTTCCGAGGTTCTGCCGCAGGTTCAGGAGCGCATCTGCGCTGCTGCAATCCTCCCTGGCACGGCCCTCGTGGAATCTGGTTCCAGCTTCGCCCAGGCCGGCGCAAACGCTGCCGGCAAAATCTACATCGCGCAGGATAACTACCTCGCGATGAAAGGTGTCGATGACGCAACGCTCGCCAATGACCGTATCGTCGGCATGGAACCGCTCGATGAGCAGTTCTTCAACGTCCGCGTCCCGACCGGCACCAACGTCACCCGCGGGGCCAACCTGACTACCAACGGCTCTGGCAAGTTCGTCCTCGCGACGACTGGTCAGAACGTCAAGATGGTGGCCGAAGAGGCCTACAACAACACGTCTGGCGCAGACCAGCTGGTGCGAGCCCGCAAGGCTCAGCCCGGCACGGTCCAGGCATAAGGAGAAGTCGACATGCGCTACTTTGACGAACAGCTCGTCGCCAACTCCCGACCGCATGCGGAATGGTGGGCTGACGTTTCCATGAACCGTGAGCACTTCCATCAGGTGGAAGAGCATATGGCATCGCTCTCGAATGCCGCCGCTATCCTCCCGCGCGATGCGTGGATCGATATCGACAGCATCACCCGCCGCGTTCTGCGCGACGATGAGGGTGAGGTCTATATGCGCGACCTGATGGCTCTGGCTCGCCCGATCAATATCGGCAAGCTCGTCAGCATGACCCGCGTGGCCTCCGATTCCTCCAACCCGGTCATCCGCTCCATGTCGGGGCAGGTGCCGGTTCCGATGGACAAGGTGGTCTATGCCTTCCGCGGCACGCCGATCCCGATCTTTCAGGACGGTTACGGCCGTGAATGGCGCGAGTGGAATACGCTCCAGTCGGAAAACTTCGACGCCATCGCAGATGACGAAGAAGCGGCAAACGCCAAGATCAAGAAGGATCAGGCCGATTATGTCCTCAACGGCGATACCTCCATCGTCTTCCAGGGCTATTCCGGCACGGGCATCCGCAGCAACCCGCTGGCGAAGGCGATCAACATCGGCGCGTCCGGTGCGAATATCGACCTGACGTCGACTGCCACCACATCGGATGCCATCGACAACTTCTTCACCCAGACGCTGGGTGCGATGCTCGATGCCAATCTGATCACGGGCAAGGTGAACATTTACGTCTCGCCCGAGATCGGTCGCAACCTCGACCGCTCCTACTCCGGCTCGGCCGGCTTCAAGGGCGGCTCGCTGCTGCAGTATCTGCTCACCAATCGTCGCATCAACAAGATCGAAGTTACCTTCAAGCTCTCGGGCAACGAGTTCTTCGGGTTCGTTCCTTCGGCTGAGTTCATCCGCCCGCTGGTCGGCATGGCGGTGAACACCACGGCGATGCCCCGTCTTTACCCGACGGCGAACTATCAGTTCCTCAAGATGGGTGCGATGGGCCTCGAAATCCGGGCCGATTACAACGGCAAGAGCGGCGTCTTCTACAGCACGTCCACCTGATCATGAGCCTCGCCTTCGGGCGGGGCCACCATCATCAACGGCTGTAAGGAGGCCGAACCAATGAAGATTCGTTTGAAAGCGCCGGCTGGTCTCAGCTCCACCGGCATTTACGGCAAAGACGGCAAGGAAATGGAAGTCGGCGCCGTGCTTGACCTGAAGGAAGAGCCGCAGGGCTGGGCTGGTCGTTATGACATCCTCGAAGGCGACGGCGCCGGCGAAGACAAGGCCAAGGACAAGGGCGGCGCGAAGACGGCCATCATCAATCCCGCTGAAGCCAAGGCTCCATTCCAGGCCAAGGACAAGGGCGGCGGCTGGTGGGCCATCTATGACGCCGACGGCAAGGAAGTGAAGTCTCTCCGCAAGGATGACGCGGAAATCTTCAATGCCCTGTCCGACGAAGACAAGGCCGCGCACGTCGCGAACCTGAAAACGGAGTAACGAGACATGGCAGGCTATGGTGATGACGGCGGTTTCACGGCGTGGCTATCCGATAACGGGTATGTTCTCCCCGCCGATGCGCCAGCGCCTGCCGTTCTCCGCAACCGTGGGAGCCAGTACATCGATGCGGTGTATGGCTCTCGGTTTGTCGGTTCCGTTGTAGACGCCACGCAGGAACGCCAATGGCCGCGTGAAGGCGCTATCGTGAATGGCAAGCTTTTGCCTTCCGATGTGGTGCCGATCGCCGTCATAAACGCCTCATATCAGGCGGCATGGCAGGAAGCGACGAACCCCGGCAGCCTCAGCGTGGTCGGCTCGGCGTCAGGCGCTGTTGTGCGTGAAAAGGTCGGGTCGCTTGAGGTTCAGTATGCCAACGCCCAGAGCGACGGCACGGCTACCTCGATCACCCCGTTGATTTCCATTGTCGATGGGATGCTGGCGCCGTTCCTCAAGGACGAAGACTTGCCCTATATCGGTATCTGGTCTGTGGGGTGCTGAATGGCAACCTTCGACTACGCCCGCGCAAGGGCCACGGCTGAAAGGCTGATCGCCAAGTTCGGAATGCCTGGCGCCATCCGCCGCATGGTCAAGACCGGCCCAGACTACGACCCCGAGATCACCGAGACTGATTATCCGTGCACGCTGGTCACGCTGGAATATGACGACGCCAAGTTAGACGGCACGCTGATCCGCAAGACGGACAAGCTGATCTACGTTTCGACTGCTGGGCTTAGCATCGCGCTGGCAGAGAGCGACAAGGTCGTTGCGGCTGGCGAAGTGTACGCCATCGAGAACCTGAAGCCGCTGTCACCGGCCGGTATTGTGGTCTATTACGAGGTTCAGGGCAGGCGATAAGGGTAAGGCGATGACAGAGACGATGATTGAACGAGTGGCTAGGGCAATCTGCGTTGCCTCCGGGCTCGACCCTGACAGGCCGTTCTCATCCTCAAACTACAGCAAGGAAACCGAGCCGCAGGAGTTCGCGTGGCATGAGTATCTGCCAGAGGCTCGTGCGGCTATCAACGCGATGCGCGAGCCTACAGAGGCGATGGAGGATGCAGGTAACTCTGCGACCTACATTTGGATCGATGAAACCTCTGCCGATGTTTGGCCGAGGATGATCGATGCGGCGCTAAAGGAGTGACCAGTGGCTGAAACGATGATCGACAGGGTGGCAAAGGCCATCAAGGCCGAAACTGACAAGTTCGATATGCCGGTCAATCTCTACATCGATCCGGAAGCTGGCGCCCGATTTGAGCGTGAGAACCCCGGCAAAGACCGCTTTCTTGATGCTGAACTTGACGAACTAGAAAGCTACAGGATCATCGCGCGAGCAGCTTTGACAGCCATGAGCGATCCCACTCCACAGATGAAAGAGGCGGCGAACTTTTCGTTCGGCTCCGGCGAAGAATCGTACCAAGACGCCATCAAGGCGGCCCTCAAGGAATAACCATTGAACGACAACGTGCCGCCATCGATCGCAGCCCGCATTCTCGTGCGCGGCGTGATCATCGGCTTCCTTATTGCATGCGCCGCAAGGCTTGGCTGGGCCGCTGGTGGCTGGTTGATGGGATGAGGCATGAAAACAGAGCACAATGGCGCAAAGAATGGCGACAAGCGCGGCAAGCGCCATGAGGTGAAGGCCATCTCGAAGAAAACGCGGCGACAAAACGACAAGGCAGAGATTATGAACCGTTGTCACCGGGCGGTTTGACCGATTAAGTACACCATCATCAAGAGCTAGAGGGCCTAATGGCTTTTCCATCAGAAGTTCAGGCCATCCTCGATGCGATGGAGCCCGAGGTCCGTAAGGCGTTTCTTGACGCCATTGGCCGGATCACCTCGCAAGCACAGTTGCAAACGGTGATCGGCCATGTCCAGAACGGCAACATAGAGGCCGCTATCGCGGCGCTACGCGTCGATCCGGTATTCTTCCAGCCATTGGACCGGGCTCTATCTGACGCCTACTACAGGGGAGGAGTGGCGGCGCTGGCTGCACTCCCGAAGATACCAGACCCTTTTCGGGCGGTTCAGCGGTTTTTGGCTTCAATGGAAGACATGACCGCGCCGGCCTGTGGGCAAGATCACATGTCGCAAACCTCATCACCTCCATTACCGAAGGAGTGAGGCAGGCCGTTCGCGAGACCATCGTGGAAGGCATTTCGCAGAATAGGACGCCGCAGGCCATCGCGCTTGATCTGGTCGGTCGGAAAAGCAAAGTCACTGGCCTTCGCGAGAATGGGTTGATTGGCCTCACACCAGCCCAAGCACAAACGACGCTCAAGATACGCAATGCGCTGCTCACAGGAGACCGTGAGGGGCTTTCTGACTATCTCGGCATGAAGCTGCGCGACAAGCGCTATACGGCTCTCGTTGAGGCTGTGCGGCGGAATGGCTGGGACGCGGCGCTTGAGTCTTACAACAAGCGGCGCACGGTCAAGGTCACAAAGGCCGAATTGATCGCCACGCTGATGGCGGATCACAAGTCTCGCGCCTTGCGCTTTCGTGCTGACCTGATCGCAGAAACAGAGACGCTGACCGCGCTTCGTGCAGGACGGCATGAGGGATACCAGCAACTTCTCGAAAGCGGGACGGTATCTGAAGACCAGATCGAACGGTCGTGGGACGCGACCGGCGATAAGCGCACGCGGCCGGATCATATGGCGATGGAAGGCCAGAAGGTAATCGGTCTGTCG